TTATGCCTTATTCAGTTTTCCAGAATATTTCTTACCGTCAACGGTAACCTCAACGGAAACGCTGTCATCCGGCAACGGTGCAGGAGTATGAGTAGTTCCGTAGCCATTCAGCCCCTTTGCCTTAATCCTTTCAGGATAATCGACATAGCATTTGTCGAGGTCAACATCACCGCTGATGCCGTCGACCTTACCTTTGCAGGAATGCTGCCAGATACCGTAAGCACCCCTGTAATTGGTGTTCTCACACCAATGTGCAAGCCAGATCGTATATTTCTCTTTGATGTCATTTTCAGTATGGGTTACAAGAGAAGAAGCAGAGCCGTATAGTCCGACAAAATATCCCACCGCCTCCACACGTTCAAGAAAGGCTCGGATAATAGCAGACAGCTTTTCTTTTCCGAGTTCAAACTGTTTGCTCTCCTCCACATCATAGAACACAGGATACTCGAACTGCTTACCTTTGATAGTTGCAAGAAATACATCTGCTTCCTGCCTTGCCTCATCTTCATCCATAGCGTAGGAGTACCAGTAGGTACCTACATTGATTCCATGAGCCTTTGCTCCTGCATAGTATTCCTCAAAGCGGTCATCCTTCTGCTTTGCCACCTTGCCGTATCCGGCACGAAGAATGACAAAATCAGCCTTGACCTTCGCCCAGTCAATGCTGCCGTTATGTCTGCTGAGATCAATTCCGTTGGCAAGTTCGGTTTTGGAAGAGCCGAAATACTGATAAAAATCAGATGTTACAGTACCATTGCCATGAATCTCATTGCCATACCACTTAGAGACTGTCCGCACATCAACGTGGGTGTACTGATAGCTTTCATTGATATTGGCAATTCCTGTAAAGCCGATATCCTGAGCCGTACAGCAGACAATCTTACTGCTGATAGGATTTCCGTCCTGCCCGTAACAACAGATGTCAGCAGCATTGCCTTTGGTGTGCTGACCTGTGCCGCTGCCACCCACATTCTTATCGTGAGTTACACAACGGAATCCGCTCGTGACGATAATCTTGGAACAGTTCAGCTTTCCATACAGTTCTTCCAGCTTACCGACAAGCTCATCGGCAAGCTGAAAATCATGCGGCTGACCGCACTTGCATTTAAACTCATGGGCATTGAAGTGCGGTGTAAGCTGTGTATCATCTGTAAAGGGATACGTCTTAATCATCGTTATTTTCCTCCTCTTTGACTTTCTCTTCCACTCTGCCAACCTTAGTCTGCAGAACATCAATTGCATTCTTCACCACAGGAGGATAAGGAATGCCCATCAAAGTGGTGTTTTCTACAATGGAAAGCAGCTCGTTCAGACAGAAACTGATACATACTGTATCTCGGATATATGTAGTTCCGAGCAGAATATCTATTCTGACACCCACTACCACCATAAGCAGAACACAGAACTTCTTTGCAAGTCCAATCCAACCTGCCTTACTGTTGAGTGTACCACTTTTGCTGTGTTTGGATCTGCCCATCATAGCAGTAACCACACCTGTAACAAAGTCAATTCCCATGAAAATGACAAGTGTTACAAGGGCATTATCCCAACCTCCGAGCAGAGTGGCAATAAAGCCACCCACTACTCCTGCAATAAGACAAAAAGTTTCTTTCATTTGAATCACCCCTTCATAAGTTTTACAGTTTTGATTTTCGGATGCGTGTTATCTGAAACTCCAACCCAGGCGATGTAATATTCACCAGGCGGAACATCTGAACAAGATGTAAGTGTCGTAATGTAACCCTCGGAATACAGCCAGTTGAAGGACAGCTCGATGCAGTCATGAGCCTTAATCTTGTTAAAAATGAAGTCTGCAATTGGTGTAAGCGGATCACGTCCTGTGTTTTCCACCAGATACATTGTTCCAGGCTGTGTTGCACCAGAGAGGTATTCCATCAGGATTTTACTGTTCTGTGTAATGGTCACAGGTGTACAGATAGTGGTTGTAACCTCTGCACCCCAACCGAGTGCATCACAGGAATAATTCAGCACATATCCATCTGCCCCGGAACAGAACTGCGGATACTGTTCTGCAAATTTAATCAGAGAGTAAGTTCCGTTGTTATGCTGTAAGCATACAGTTGTGTCATATTTCTCAAATACATCATCACCTGCGGCAAACAGAATAATTCCACCGCCGATAACCTGTGATTCAAGGATAGTAACCCTGGTCTGAAGATTGATGATTTCTTCCTCCATAAGCTCCATATCGTGATGCTCAATGTCGATGTGGTGGGTGAGCTGAGAATCCAGGGCTGCAATTCGGCTGGCGAGGCTGCCCATATTCTCAGTAATAGACTGAATGCTGTCAGCAGCATTATCCCACTTTGTCAGCCTTGCAGCAGTAATGCCGTTCAGAAGTGTAAGGTTGTGATGCCAATGTGCCTGAGAAACAACAGGTTCAACGGACTCCTTTACTGTCTGAAGTTTATATTCTGTAGCATCCTCGAAACGTTTCAAGTCTTTCAGGAGTGAAAGTAAGTCAGCAGTAATGCCGTCAATCACAGCCTTGTTGCTGTGTGTATGGGATTCTGATTTAAGCGGATCAATAGCAGATTTCATTTCTGCCTTTGTGGGATACAGCGACATATCGGGAGTAACACCGTCCTTGCCGTCACGTCCGTCTTTACCATCAACACCATCACGCCCCGGCTGACCATCAGCACCATCTCTGCCCGGAGGTCCCTGCGGACCTGTTTCTCCGTCCTTTCCGGGAGGCCCAGGCTCTCCATCTTTGCCAGGGAGTCCGTCTGCACCGTCCTTTCCGTCAACGCCATCTCGACCATCCTTACCATCAGCACCAGGAGGACCTTGCTCTCCGTCAATACCGTCTCTGCCATTATCTCCGGGAGGTCCCTATTCGCCATCCTTACCGGGAGTACCATCCACACCATCTTTACCATGCAGGCTTCTCAGCCATTCTTCCTCCGTACCGACATATCCATGCTCTACAGCAATTTCAAAGGCTGACTTACCCTTGGTTGCTTCATCGATATTCTTTAAAAGTTGCTGATACAAATCAGGAGTAGGCGGAATCGGAGAACCACTCTCACCATCAAAGCCCGAAGGTCGGATATTGAGTGTATGAATAACAGTTGTAGCACGAACTGTTTCCTGTGCTGCCGTATCATAGCCAAACAGAGACATTTTTACCGCACCCGCATGAAGTTCAGACGGAAGTTTGCAGACTGTTCCGTCATATCCAAGTACCATGTTATACACAAACTCATCCTGTGCATACTGTACCACCTTGTGCAGAGGTTTCCAGTTGTTATCGAAAACGAAATGGACATTGACAAATGAAACCTGATTGTCAGCAATGATTTCATGTTCCAGCGTTTCAATGTTCTGTCCCTTTACAAGAAATTTAATCATAAGTGTGTACCTCGATCCATCGTTTATTTGGAGCATCCCACTCCATGTAGCCGTCAAGACATTGTACCTTTACGAGCGGAGATTTCAAAATTTCCGAATTATGTCCATCCCAACCAGTATGTTTGGTGATAGAATTCCATTCAGAAATGCTGCCTTCATAAGTGAGCGTTGTAAGAGAATCACAGTAATTAAAGCATCCTCCCACTATTTCTTTACAGGACTTTGTAATTGTAAAGGAAGTAAGATTGATACATCTTACAAACATCCTATCAGAGATAACTTTTCCTGAATAACGCACAGTTTTCAGATTTTGACATTCTCCGAACACCTGATCACCAGCCGTAACCACAGAAGCAGGGACGGTAACCGACTGAATCTGCGTTCCTGCAAATGCATATCTTCCGAGTTCAGTAACCTTACTCGGAATCTTCAGCGTTGTAAGTCCGTAGAGGTCACGATGCGGTATATATCCGTCAATATGTGGGATAAAGCTGTTACGCTTAATGGCTGTCAATGTTGTCGGTAGAGCAGCAGTCTTTAGATTGTTACAGTAGGTAAATGCGTATTCTCCTACAACAGTAATTCCTTCGGAAACTATAACGGACTTAACATTTGTGCTGTCGTAGAACGGAGATTTATTATCCGATTCAAAATTGCCGTAATCATACATTGCACCAGTTCCCTTGAGGATGACTCTGCCATCGGAGAACCATACATAATTGATGTTATCACCGCATTTACCGATAGCAATAACATCCCCGGTCATTTCATCCACCTTTACTGTAAGTTCAGCTACTTTATTTGTAAGCTGAGTGATTGTTGTGTTGTAGTCCTTCATCTGAGCCACAATTTCTTCAAGTTCAGACATCATATCCGTAACCTTGCATTTACCGAGAATACAGCGGACATATCCGCAATAGGTGTAATTATTTCTGTAATCAGTAACCTTCAGATCAATTGCTCCTGCCTCAATCTTTACTGCAAAGAGAGTAAGATATGTCTTGGTGTCGGTGTTTGTGAATTTTGGAATAGTCGGATTGGTTGCAGGTGTACCTACGGACAGTTCAAATTCAATACTGCGGAAGTTTTCTCCTGTATTGCAGCAGATACCGATGGTCACATATCTCGGAAGGGACTCGTCCACATAACGTGAAAGGTCAAAGGTATATGCAGTATCGGAGATAAAATAGTGTCCGTCAATCCACGCTTTACCGCTTGCGATTGCAAGTTTCAGCTTGGATGCTGTCGGTTTGAAACAGCCTCCGTAGTTGTCCTGAATGCCGTTACAGATGATACTGCCGAGGTAATCACAGAAATTCTCGGCGGTATAGGTTCTGTCCAGATTCTTGGCGTTAAAGAATCCGTATGAAAATGCCATAAGTTATCCCTCCTTGAATGTCGGTGTGAGGTTTCTTCCATTTTGGTCGAAACTCTCAATCATGCCGATAATCTGTATTTTATTTTGTCTCAGACCGAATCTGCGGTGTTCCACAGTAACATAGTCTCCAACAAAATAATCGATGTTGTATTTGAATTGCGTTGACTGTACCGCAATCATGGATTCGGATGAATGAAAAGGCTGTACAATCTTTTCTTTGCCTCTCTCTTTCAGCAGTTCAATATATTCTGCTTCAGGGATAGGCTTTGTTTCAGTTCCTTCCATATCTTCATCTGAGATGTCTTTCGCGTCTACATATACTTCGTAGCGGTCAAGGAACATCGGTTCTTCACCATCACAATATGTAGTGCGTTTTCGTTCTTCTCCGTCACCTTTGCCCAATATATATGCAAAATTTTTCTGCACCGAAATGTCAGAGGAATATGTGAAAGAAAGTAAATTGGTGTATCCGTCCGAAAATACAATGTGAGGATTGTCGTCCTGCATGATGCTTCTGTCAGTACCTTCCGACAGTTCCAGGAACATTCCATACTGCTCATCACTAATTTTACTCAAACGGATATTTGCAGTTCCGCCGATTTTCTGACAGATGGTGTAAATCCATTCCATCAGATTATCGTAGCTGACCTGCAATTTGGCTTTTCTGTTCCAGCATTCACCGCTGACATCACCAATCTGTAGTCCCGGAATAATTCGCTCTGTAGAAGCCATCGCATTTCGCTCTACGGCAGAACGTACAATATTTGAATACATGGTTTCATTTGTGATACTGAGTGTCGGATAAATGATTCTCCGTTCCAACAGACACATCAGAAATCTGCCTGTTACAATCAGATAATCGCCATCCTCCGCATCAGTTTCAATCTGTACACCCTCAATCAATCCAAAATGCTCCTTGTCATCATCTCTGCCGACAATTCTGCCTGTCTGGAAAATCTCGATATTTCTCGGAGATGCTGCAATATATATTTCAAAAGCACCACACTTGTAGAATTCAATATCCCACAGGAGTGAGGAAAAGCTGTCGCAGATAGCTTCTAATGTAATCGTGAGATTACGTTCTTCAGCAATCATGTTGTAAACTTCAATCTGCATAAATCACACTCCTAAGTAAGCATTTCGGTGAATAAGACGTACTTTCAGATTGGCTACTCCGCTTGAGGAACGAAGATAGAATTTGTTTTCGCCTGCACGAAGCGTAAGCCAGGTAGAGCCTGAAACCAGTCGGTTGATGATGTTGGTCACCACACCCTCACGTTCCAAGGTTACGGTCTTATTTCCTGTTTTTGTTGTTATGGTAACCAGGTCACCCTCCTGAATTTCACCGAGTATCTGCATATATTCATCCGTTGCAGCGTTATAGATGGTAGGGTTTGTTGCAGGTCCTCCGCTGATTTCAAGCGTGAAACCAACCTCATCACCATCATTGACAATAGTCAAGATATTCTGCGTATTGTATTTGCCGATAGGAAATGGCTCGTCATTATCAGGAAAAATGAAATGAAAGGCTCCTGTGACCTGGGCGTACTCAGCTATCTGCGTTTCCGTAGAATACCAATAAATATCGGGACAGATAATGGAAATCTGCCCCTTAGTCAGCACCTCGAAATTCTCCATTTCACAGGTCTCTACGATGCCTTCCGCATACACAGAGATATTTTTCGTAGAGTAATATATCTTGATGTAGCGTGAGGGTTTTACTACCTTATACAGTTCATGCCTTCGGAGTTCCACATCAAAGCCACGCATTTCAAAAGGAATGACTACATTTCGCTTTTCGATGAAGGCATTATTCAGATACGAGCCGTCCATTCCTGCATAAGAGGAGGTGCTGATTGTTCCTGCAGGAGGATTCAGACCTTCAATTTTGCTGAAAATATATCGGTTAGCGGTTTGTGAAAGGTCAATTTGCTGACCTGTTTCGTTTTCGAGGATAAGGGTATAAAACAATGCGTCACTTCCTTTCATTAGGACTTGAAATTTTTGGATTTTTGTGCTATACTGGAAGAGAAGAAGTCGAGTACAAACTGCTCGACAAATATGAATTTAACTTAGTAATACAAATTTGAATTTAAAGATATTAAGAAAGAATGATTATCAGTGAAAAACAAGAAAATAAAGATTTTTCTGTGCGACCTTATGAGGAAGGAACCTAAATGCAAAGGATTCAAACTTCAAATAATGTTAAAGTTGGGGAAATAATATATTTGACGGAAAAAGTAGGAGATGCGCCGATTTCTGTATATGTTATTCGTGGTGAAAACGGAGATATGTTAATTGACTCGGGATTTGCTACAACTTATAAATCCATCATAAATTGGATTGAAGAGAATCAATTTAATATTACAGACATCTTTATTACACATGCACATCCGGATCATGATTGGAATGTAGCTAAACTGAAAAATAAGTATAATGCCAGAGTTTGGATAAATGAAAAAGATAAGACCTTAATTCGTAATTTTCAATCTCAAAAACAAATACCTACAGCGAAAAGATATAGGTTCAGAGTAAAATGGATTTCTTTTTGGACGAAGACCCCTCTATTTAAGAGCAAGCAATATTTACCAGAAATTGTTATTTCGTCTGAAGGCTGTGAGGTATTAAAGAGTTATGGTTATGAGGGATATATTGTTTTTTTGTCTGGTCATACGTATGGTTCCATGGGAATTAAAACCGATGAAGTTCTTTATTGTGGGGATGCCTATGCGGTTATTAATGGACAACCTATGTTGCCACCGCATGGAACAGATATTGATATGATGAACGATTCGGTTTCTAAAATCAGAAGAATTTGTCCTAAGTATTTGGCTTGTGGACATGGTGTTCCTTATAAATATAATTAATGTTATGGTTTGCTAAGTTCAGATTTAGTGAAACAGACAAACCTTGAATTTGTGGGGTAAACGAAATGAATAGCAAAGCAGATATAATTGCAGCATTAACATCAAAGAATAACAAATTTGCCTGTGCTTATGCTGAAAATATCATTTCTGAAAGTCATGAAACAGATACATGGTATGACTGTTTCTATGAATTTGCCGCATTGCTGAATCATTCTAACTCTTTGGTGCGTAACAGAGCTTTATTTATTCTTGCGGCAAATGCTCAGTGGGATGATGAAAATAGATTTGATGACATCATGTCAGAGTACCTGCTGCATATCACTGACGAAAAGCCAATTACTGCAAGACAATGCATCAAGGCACTTGCAGAAGTGGGACAGGCAAAATCTCAGCTTATTCCGAAAATTTTAGAAGCACTGTATGATGCAGATTTGTCTTGTTATAAGGAAAGTATGCGTTCACTGATTGAAAAGGATATTAACGCAACGATAAAGATGCTTACAACTCCCAGTTTGCAGGGCTGATAAACTCAGCCCAACGCATTCTTCGTCATACGATAAATCTCCAGTCGTGACAGTGATTTCGGGCTATTGTTAGTCTGATTTACTGTACGGCTGTTGTCGTTATTGTAGTTATTTACGACTGTTCCATACGGATTCTTGTCCTTCATGGATGCTGTCATACTGATACCAAGCTGTGAATCCATATCGAGAGACATTACGTCCGCCACTCCGCTGATTGCCTTGGTAATCAGCTTTTTGTTTTTGTTGATACCATCTGCAAGGTTTTTCATGAAGTCAGGCATCCATTCGTTTACTGAGGTCAGAGGTCCCTTTTCAGGAACGGAGAAGTGCAGGTGTTCCCAGATGATATTTGCCACATCACATACGGAATTGTAAATATCGTTAATCTTGTAGCGGATACCATTTACAAGATTCTGCATGAGGTCACGACCCCATGACCACGAACTGTTGACCTTATCCATGACAACATTTCTTACGCTGTCCATGACACCTGATACAGCATCACGCACACCACCGAGTCGCTCACTGACACCACTCTTGATTCCGTCCCATACGCTGAGAACTGTATTGGAAATGGTATTCATGGAATTTCGGATAGGCTCAGGCATTGCATTCCAGGCGTAAGAAACAGCGTCCTTGACTGCACCAACTGTATTTTTTACGCCTGTGGAGATACTGTTCCAAGTGGATGAAACCGTACCCTGAATGTCAAGCTGTCCTGTGGAGATGCAGTTCTTGACAGCGTTCCATACAGTCGAAACTGTATTCTTTACTCCTGTGGTTGCAGTAGATACCACATTTTTGACTGCATTCCATCCTGTGGTAACTGCTGTTTTAGTGGTATCCAGAGAACTTTTGATGTTATTTGTCATGTTTGTCCAGCCTGTTTTTACAGTGTTTCCAATACTTGTGAGAACAGTTGACATACTGGTTTTGATGTTGTTCCATACGTTCTGTATATTATTCAGCGTATCCTGCATGAATGTGCTGACCGTAGAAACAATATTGGTCATTGCAGTTTTGAATGTGTCAGTAAGCTGTGTTGTGATATTCGTTCCAAATCCGCTGAGTGCATCGTTTACCAGTCCTGCATTGGCGTTGATACCGTCAGCAAGTCCCTGCATGAAGTCAGGCATCCAGCTTTCAAAGTCCGTCAAAGGACCTTCATCCGGGACGGAGAAGTGGAGAAAGCTGCGGATTTTATCAGCGACACCCTTTACAGCATCGGATACTTTTCCGATACAGTTTTTGATACCGCCGACAATTCCGTCGATAATATCAGAACCCCAGCTCCATGCTTCACTTGCCAGATTCTTCACGAAATTAACAGCCTTATCAAAGCCACCCTTGACTGTATTGTAAATACCATCAATAACAGAAGAAACAGCAGACTTAACGCTGTTCCAGATATTCGTGACTGTATTTTTGATGGTGTTCATGGTATTGGAGATGGTGACCTTGATACTGTTCCAGACAGATGAAATCGTGCTTGAAATTGCATTCATCACACTTGATACTGCACTTGAAATGGAGTTCCATACAGACGAGATTACCGACCAGATGGAATTCAGGATTCCTGAAATAAAGCCGGAGATTGCATTCCAGACTGTAGTGATAACGTTTGAAATGGTATCCATAGCAGTACAAATTGCTGTAGAAATCGCATTCCAGATGGATTCAAAGAATAACTTGATTCCTTCCAGTATCGGTGTAATAAAGTCTACAATCGCATTCCATACTGTCTGAATCTTATCCCATATCCAGTCCATCACTCTGCTGATAACCACATGAATCGCTTCAAAAATGGTTTCAAACAGATACTTGAAAGCATCCAGCAGAGGCGAAATGAACTCGTAGATGGTATTCCATGCAGAAGAAATCGTGTTCCAGATTGCATCCATTACCGTTGTGATTGCTGTGCTGACAGCATTCCATACAGTTGTAATGGTATCGTGGATTGCTGTAACGATGCCCGTTACAAAATCGGAAATTGCTGTCCAGATGCCAACGAAGAAATCCTTTATTGCCGTCCAGGTATTAACAAAGAAATCTCGGATAGATGTAAAGATACCCGTAATAAAGGAAACAATGCTGTCCCAGATACCGACAAAGAAATCCTTAATGGCTGTCCAGACTTCATCCCATGAAGTACCGAACCAGCCGAGAAATACATCTGCGATACCCTTTAAAGCATCAAGGATTGTGGTAAACGTATTCTTGATGAAGTTCCAGATACCCGTAAAGATGCCCTTGACACCATTCCAGCATTGTTCCCAGTCTCCTGTAAATAAGCCGATAAATACATCAAGCACACTCAGGATTGTATCTGTAACAAAATCAAAGATGTTTGCAATCTGCGTAAAAGCACCCTCGAATACAGGTGCGAGTATTTCACAGAGTCCGTTCCATACTGTGCTGATGACTTCACCAATATCCTTGAAATTGAAGCCGAGAGCATTCAGTTTTTCAACGATGCCGGATGTCAATCGTTCAAAAGTAGCCTTAATTCTGTCCCAGATACCGATAATTGCATTCTTAAAATCCTCGTTTGTATTCCATAAATGCACGAAGGCAGCTACAAGGGCAGCAGTGACCGCAATAATAGCAATAACAGGTGCGGAAATACCGCCGATTGCAGCACCAAGTGTACTGAATGCGGCTTTTGCACCTGCAATCATTGTCGGCAGATTTCCGATAAACGTCATAAGACTGCCGACTGTAGATATAACTTTGCCTATAACGATTAAAAGAGGACCGATTGCCGCCGCAACGAGAGCAATTCTTACAATCGTTTCCTTGGTGGCTGGATCCATAGCGTTTAATTTATCAATAAAAGCCTGAATTTTCGATACAATCTCTCGGATAACAGGCATCAGAATTTCACCGAAGGAGATAGCGAGTTCTTCAAGCTGTGACTTTAAAATTGTAAGCTGACCGCCAAGATTGTCCTGCATGGTATCAGCCATTTTCAGAGATGTACCATCACAATTGATGATTGCTCCGTTCAGCTTTTCAATATCAGCAGGTGCAGCATTCATAAGAGCCAGGAAACCTGACATTGCATTCTTTCCGACAAGTGACTGTGCGGCAGATGCCTTTTCAGATTCTGTCATCTGATTGAAAGCCACACGACAGTCGTCAAGAATATCATTGAGGTCACGCATCGAACCGTCCTGATTGGTGGTGGCAATTTCCATCTCACCAAACTTTTCAGAACAGAACTTTACATCACCTGAAAGTGCTGTCATAATGGTACGCATGGAAGTACCAGACTGAGTAGACTTGATACCTGCGTTAGCCATCAGACCGAGAGCCTGTGCTGTATCTTCGCAGGAGAATCCTAATGCACCTGCAATCGGAGCGCAGTATTTAAAGGATTCACCGAGCATTGACACATTGGTATTTGCATTGGAAGATGCTGCCGCCAGTACATCTGCGAAGTGTCCGCTGTCTTTGGAGGAGAGTCCGAAAGCAGTCAAAGCATCTGTAACAATATCCGATGTGGTTGCTAAATCTTCACCCGATGCGGCTGCAAGGTTCATGATACCGTCAATACCATCAAGCATATCTGATGTTTTCCAGCCTGCCATTGCCATATAGTTCATGGCATCAGCAGCCTCAGATGCAGAAAACTTTGTTTTACTGCCCATCTCACGAGCCTTTTTACGCAGATCATCCAGTTCATCACCGGTTGCACCCGATACTGCCGCAACCCTTGACATAGCTGTATCAAAATCAGATGCAGTTTTTACTGCTGCTGTACCTGCGGCGGCAATCGGAACTGTAACCGTTTTTGTAAGAGTAGAGCCGACATCCGAAATCTTATCACCGACATTCTGCAGAACTTCTCCCGCCGCGCCGATTTTACTCAGTGCATCAGTAGCCTTGCCAGCCTCGGTTTCAAGATTTCGGAGTTCGTTTTCAGTTTCAATGATTTCTCTCTGTAGGGCATCATACTGTTCCTGGGTGATATCACCTTTGGCAAGAGCAGCATTAGCCTGTTCCGCAGCAGTTTTCAGCGTTGCAAGTTTATCCTTTGTAGCAGAGATGCTTTCAGCCAGTAATTTTTGTTTCTGGGAAAGCAGTTCTGTATTTTTCGGATCAAGTTTCAGTAATTTTTCAACGTCTTTTAACTGAGTCTGCGTGTTCTTTATATTCTTATTGACACTTTCCAGAGCCTTACTGAGTTTAGTGGTATCGCCGCCAATCTCGACGGTAATGCCCTTTATTCTGTTTGCCATTGTGATTTCACCTCCAATCAGAAGCTGTCCATGTCGTTTTGAGATGCCATTTCTGACCAGCCTGTGTATTCGTCATTTTCTCTTTCGCAGAACATATCATTGACAAGACCGATGGTGAGCATATCCAGCTCACCAAGGGAAATGCCAAGCTGTACACAGCGTAGGAGAAATAACGGAGTTGTCATCGGGCGGTCAGTCTGGCGATGTTTTTTTTAGATTTCACCTGCGTTGCCGTATTCAGTCCCCAGAGTTCGATAAGCTGAGGAAGAATCTCATAAATACTGAACGTGTTGAACTGCTCCAGGAAATCGTCGGGGTTATCGGGAACAGTTTCAGGTGAGGCGTGTTTCGCCATCACGTAAGCGATATTTTCAAAGACCTCAAGACTTTCAATATCAAGTCCGCTTGCCTCCGTATTTTCATCCTCAGCTTCATTCACATTGGTTTGCAATGCCGCGAAATCCTTGTAAATATCACGATGGAACTTCAGACGGTAAAGGCGAGGCACAGCCGCACTCGCCTTGAAAGGAACGGTAATTCCGTCAATAACAATATCCTTTTTGATAGCCATATCTGTACCTCCTTATGTGCTTGCCTTAGTGGTTGTTGTTGCTGCCTTGGTGGTGGTAGTTGCGGTGTTGGGGTTGTAAGGTGTCTTGAACCAGTTGTTGTAAACAGAATCTGTAGTGCTTTCCGTAGTCTTACACTTGACAAGACCACTCGGAAGTGCAGATGCCTTGAGGGACAGTGTATCTGTCTTAACCTCTGTGCTTTCCTCTGTGGTAGAGGATTCTGTTTTCGGTCTGCTTGCACTGCAGCAGTAGAGAACGTGTCTGATGTGATGCTTGTCACCAAGGAACTCAAACATCATAGCAAACTGTGAAAGTTCTCCGTCATTCATTTCTACAAGTACACCGTTGTTATCCAGAACCTCGCCGAGAATTTCAGTTGCAAATTCTGTTGTAATTAGGGCAATTTCAAGATCGCCTGTGTATCCTGCATTGTTGTTGATGACGTAGTAAACGCCGTTATCAGATAGTGATAGGTAATCCTTTGATGTAATCTCCGGATTTTCCCCCACTCCACACCGTACATGCGACTTTCACCGCATACGGCGTTCCATCAAGGTTATTGTTTCGTCATATTAGCAAATATTTCAAAGCATTCAGAAACTTTAGATAGCAGGATTTCCTGCCATAGTTCTTAATTTGTTTAATTTTTCAAGTTGAGGTTTTGTAAGGTGCAGTTTGTTTAGATATGCAGTTATTGTTTCTGGCTTCGTTGCATGAATCAATCTGTGTACATCAATATGCACAATTATCAGATTTTTGTATTCATCTGTACCGCCTTGTGATGCAGGCTTTTTATGGTGACAGTGAATCTCATCAATCCATAGTACCTTGCCTGTGACGGCACATTTTCCATATTGGGCAGCATACAGTGAAACTCGATTGTCCATGTATTCTACACTTCTGCCATTCATGTGGGATTTTGCAAGCATATGCAGAACCGCTATAACACTTTCATCGAATTTCAGGCATTTATGAATTTCGCTCCTGCCCTCTGGAGTGTATTTGCATATCTTAACCTTTTTGTATCTTGGTGTCTTGGTCTGCACATAAGAAAATGGAATTAAGGGTGCATCTCCGAGAAAACAAATCATCTTGCTTTTCCCATAGTTCTTTTGTATGAATGCAGATTGTATGACACCATTTGATTTTAACTGACCTCTTAACCGATTGTAGATAGTTTTGCGAATCGTGTTATAAATCGCACTGCAATCACATGAAATATGAGTTGCAATACGGTAGTAGTTATGAATGCCAAAGACGACAGTATTGTACTGTCTGACAAGGATTCCGAGTTCCTTGGCATTTTTGCTGTGTTCTATTTCTACAATCTTTTTATGGAGCGTTTCAGTAACCCGCTTTTTGGATTTTTCTGACATATGCGATTGCACTGTATATTTCTTCGCTTTGCGGACTGCTTTCAGCTCAAATCCGAGAAATTCGGAACTTTTCTTTTTCAGATTTACAACCCTTGATTTTTCTTCGCTAATGTCGAGTTTAAGCCGCTCTTTCAACCATTTCTTTACTGCTGCAAATATTTTGTCTGCATCGTTTCGCTTGCGGCAGAAAATCTTAAAATCATCTGCATAGCGAACGATATACATTTCTTTCAGTTTGCTTTCCTGTAGAACACGGAATTTGTTTGCACAGCTGATAGTACCGTTTTTTGAAATATGCGGCTTGTACTGCGTATGCGTCGGCATGGTTTCCCATTGACTGCTTATCAACCAGTCCAGCTCATTTAGCACAATGTTAGCAAGGAGCGGAGATAGAATACCGCCCTGCGGTGTTCCCTTATCAGGTTTTATTATCGTGCCGTCCGGCATTACAATTGGTGCTTTCAGCATCTGCTTAATAACGCATATCAGTTTCTTGTCCCTGATTCCCATTGACCATATCTGTCTTATCAGCTTGGAATGATTTACATTGTCGAAAAATCCTTTAATGTCTATATCCACAACAAAGTGCAGGTGTTGTATTTGTATCATTCAATAGCATTGTGCGAGTGCGTGTTCTGCTGACCTGTTTGGTCTGAAACCATTATTCCGTTCATGGAATTTAGCTTCGCAGATAGGTTCTAACACTTGCAGAATACACTGCTGAACTAGTCTGTCTACAATGGTAGGGATTCCAAGAGGTCTTGTTTTACCGTTTGGCTTGAGAATATCTTTTCGCCTTACCGGTTTAGGTGTGTAAAATCTGAATTTGTTCTGTATAACCTCAACTAATTTGTCTGTGGAGATTCTTTCAATGTCTTTTATTGTTTTTCCGTCAACTCCACTTGTGTTACTCCCTTCATTCCGTTTGATGTTTCTGTAAGCAAGTCTTATATTTTCTTCACTGGATATGAGTTCCATGAGATTGGTGAAAAGCTCACCCTGCTTACTTTTTGCAAACAGTTCATCAAACCGTTCCTGTAGGTCGTAATATTCAAGATATCGCAGTTTCTTTTGCTTTGTCATAGGCAACTCCCCCTTTCAGGTTCGTTTTTCTTGGATAAATCCTAATCATACTCGAAGCTATGAGGATATTTGCCTATAACTAATTTATAACCTTGACTTGTGGCTGTCCCTCCGTTTTCCATTACAGAAAACATCACCAGTAATGCCACTACTTTACCCACGGTTAAAACAGCTTATTATTCTTCGCCTGTACCACAAAATGTGTACCGTAGGTTGCTGCGTTCCGATAATCCTATCTGTTCATATGCGGTTAGGTGCTTGCTCTGAGCCTGCTTGCTGGATAGTGCCTTTAACACTATAAGGAATTTCGTCTCTACGATACTTACTTTACCTCACAAGTTCCCCATAATAGGGCATATACATTTCTGCATATCAAACTTATAGACCCGTACATTCGCAAGTTCGTCAGATATTGCTATCATTCTCACCATACGCATTTTATAGACCCCCGACCTATAGGATACACCGTCCGCCTCCGGACAGCTTTCGTTCTGTTTTACAGATTACGGTATCTCTCAGCCGACTTCACCGAGCTTCTGACATAGTTGTTTCCAAACAATGCCAGTCGGAGTATCAGGGAAAGCGTTTCAGGGCGTTACCCCGTCATTCCACTTTTCAGATTATCAGTTCTCCTAACTGAGAACATTGCGTTCTTTTGTTAGTGCCTAATCTTTTCAATTAGGAACGCATCGCACCGTAGAAGTTTTCTGCCTCACCGTTTGCATCAATGGAAAGGCTGACAGCACCGGGGAGATGTACAGAGGTGCCATAGACAGGAACTGTCTTGTTGCCGTCAGGGTCTTCACCCCATTCGGTAATCTTACACCAGTAAACATTCTGCAGACCAAATTTAACCTTATTCTTCTTGTTAGCCATAGATTAGACCTCCATTTCGTATAACACTTCATACATCTTCTCAGACGGAATCCATGTTTCAGTTTTAGTGTAATAAATATGATGGCGACGCAAAACGCTCTCGACCTGTTTTTCAAGGTCAGGAGCCTTTTTGTCTGTGTACAATTCAACATCAAGCTGTTTAAAGCTGTGATACATATAGTTGTCAGCGGAGAATGTGTGTTCTCCCGGCGATAAAAACAGCAAAAACGGAGGATTTGGACTTTCTCCCTCTGCAAAATGGTGGTATGCAAAAGGCAGCCCCATTTCTTCCATCATTGCCGCAATCTGTTCATACGTCATGACAAAGCCTCCGTTATCAATTTTTCAAGCATCTTCACTCCGCTTTCCTCGGCAGGAGCAATATGCGGTCTGCCTGCAACACGACCACCACCACGTTTAGCATGGCCTTTCTCCAAAAGGTGTGCCAACTGGTATCTGTCCTTGGAATGCACAGTCATTTCAAGTGTATGGCTGTTTTCTTTTGTCTTTTTGGTCGTCCAGCTTGCTGCATATTTGCCTGTACGCTTTGGTGCGTTTGCAGCAATATCCTTTTTTACTGCGGTTGCTGTTTTCTTTACAGCCTTCTTCATATCTGCTTCTGCGAGGTCAACATATTCTGTCAGACCTTTCATAATTTCGTCTGCAAGGTTATCAATACTGGTCATGCGGAACACCGCCCTCTCTGTTTTCGCAGGTAATTTTCATGTAGTTGTTATCTGTATAATCAGGCTTGACGGATAAAATATTATAAATCTGTCCACGAAACAGGAGGCGATGCGTCGTGGAATTCAGATACAGCAAAGAAGGACATTGTCTGACTGTAAAAATCAGCATTCTGACTTCCTTGGTAACGCCTGCCTCTGTGGTTTCGGAGGAGGTTTTCAGATTGCTGGTATCTACAGATGCCCACATGGAAGATTGCTCCTCCCATTTTGTGATGTGGTTTCCGATTTCATCCTTAACTGTTCTGTGTTCCAGAAGTGTAATCCGCTGATTCATTTTTGCGATTTCCATCAAATCACACCCTCTCTCTGTGCAAACAGAATAGAACGAAGATTCAGGGTAAGTGCGTGATAATCAGGATTACTGCGGTTTTCATACAGATAACCGAGTGCGAACAGCATAGCCGTCCGCACTGTATCCTCATTTCGTGTAAATCTTTCTTCGTTCATCCTGCCTACATCCATTACCAGTCTCTTGCAGGTGAAAAGCAGATTCTGAATCAGTTTGTCATCTTCATCATAGTCCACTCGAAGATAGTTTTTTGCTTCCTTAAGAGTAATCACTTACATCAACCCTTTGTTGTAGTAGTTGTACCGCCCTTGACCTTAAGCACCTTGACTGCTTCAGGAAGAATGAGCTTACCATCCACACGCTGAGATGCAAGGAAACCGACCTGTCCGTTCATCGCAAAGAGCTCGTTGAGTCTCTTGAGAGAGCGTCCCTGTCTGTCGGCAATCCAGTAATATTTCAGGTCGCCGAAAGCCACAGCTCTGTTGCCTGCATCAGCAGTCGGAGCATATACACTTGTTACATACGGACGGTTGAAAATCATATCGGGAACGCCTGCAGTTACAGAAGGCTGCCAGATATAGTTGCCTGTATTGTCCTTGAGTTTACGGATTGCCTTGATGGTCTGTTCGTTGAGTACCCATACAGCCTTCTTACGATAAGGAGACTTAAGGGAGTAGTAGAGTTCCATCATATCGTCAAAGGTAATTGCTGCACCTGTTGTGACAGCACCTTCCATACCGCCGTTCACAGGATCAAAAATACCTGTAGGCTTGCCGATACCGTCACCGATAATGAATGCTTCCTCTTCCTTTGCACCGATACGACGTGCAAATTCACGGGCAATGTATGCTGGAAGGTCGAAAACACTGTCGTTGAGAAGTTCCTCGGAAATTTTGATTGCAGTACCAACCTTGTAAGCGGAAAGTGCAATCTGACCGAATGCATCATCGGAGAGAGTGTATGCCTCTTCCTCTTCCATCCAGCAAGCCTCACCCTTAGAGGTGATAATCGGAATCTTTCTGTCACCGCTTGATGTTTTGATTTTTGTTGCAAGGGGACGGAATACATTCTCTTCCTCAAGAGCCTCAACAAGAGTTTTTTCAAACTCATCAGGCACAAGATAACCACCCTCTGTATCTTCACCGACCTGGAGGTCGTTACGGATATCAATCCAGTTACGGTTGCGGACACTGTTCCAGAATGCCTTGCTGTAGGTATCAGTTGCTGTTGTCTTCGGTTCAGGCTTCATATCGTGACTGCCGGGCTGACCGACAATCGGTGTGGATGTTGCGGCACTGAGTTCCTTGCCGAGACGCTCCTGTCTTTCGAGGCGCTCGATTTCATTTCCGAGTGCAATGATATTCTTTTCCATTGCATCATAAGCTGCAGAATCTTCATCAGAAAGCACACCGCTTTCTGTTCTCTTGGAATCGAGGAAGTTTCTTGCCTCATCCCATGCATCTGCTCTTTTCTTTCTGAGTTCCTGAATTGTCATTGTCATAATATCTACCTCCAATTAGTGTTTCAATAATGCCAATCTCTTGTCGAGCTGGTCAATCGGTGTACCTTTTACAGGTGCGGATGCAGACAGCTTTCGGAGAAGGCTGTCCATAGATGCGACAGCGGAATAGGAACGTGGTGTCATATCCTCTGTCTTTCTGGGTTTGAGTTTACCATCCTCGTCCTCTTCGGGAGTATCACCCTCAGTTGATGTATCAGGATTATCATCATCCGTTTCATCCTCTTCGGGTTCAGGGACAGGTGTACTCTTTTTACTGTCAGCAAAGAGAATTCCGTCAACAAATCCCATGCTCTCAGCTTTCTTTGCATTGAGCCATGTTTCCTCATCCATCATATGTGCAAGTTTTGCACGGGAAAGATGTGTTTTTTCCTCATATGCGTTGATAATAGATTCCTTGACCTCTTCAAGAAGTACAATTGCCTGTTCTAAATCTGCCTTATTGCCCATAGCAAAAGTGGCGGGATTATGGACCATCAGCATTCCGGTCGGAGCAATGAGTGTTTCATCACCAGCCATAGCCACAACGGATGCGGCAGAAGCGGCAATGCCGTCAATCTTAATCGTAACCTTGCCCTTATGATTACGGAGCATGGTGTAAATCTGTGATGCCGCAAAAACATCTCCGCCGGGGCTGTTCAGCCAAACAGTAAGATTTCCACTGATTTTTGAAAGTTCGTCTCTGAAAATAGCAGGGGTAATTTCATCTCCCCACCAAGTTTCATCAGAGATAGGTCCATTGAAGAGCAGCTCTGTTTCTGCTGTTTCTTCGTTTTTAATCCAGTTCCAGAATTTCTTCATTTTCTGTATCCTCCTTGTATTTTACGCCGATGTAGTCCAGAACCTTTCCAAGTCCGAGACCATTGTTATCCGGCAGCCACACACCGCTTTCATCTGTACCGCCGTTAATGCAGTAATTGTACAGCTTCGGATGTGATTCCGCCAGTTGCTGAAAACGGTTAGGCTCTTTTTCAAGATGACAGCCGAACATACAAAAAACACAGCCTGTTCGCTGTGCTTTCGTGGTATGATATTTTCCGCTTTCATCTATTACAATATCGCCGTATACTTCTTTCGCATACGGAATATTTCGTGTATAAATGTATTCAAGCACGTCCTGTTCCGTCCAGAACGATATGGGCTGTGAGCGTGGGCGCTTTGCATCAAAAGCGTTACAGCCGTGAATCAGCCATTGTTCCTTTCGCAGTCGGCTTTCAGATGCCATTGTCGCTACAATGGGAACTCTGCCTGTTTCTTTCTCATACTGCTTCATGGGATTTTTCTTCATCACCGTGCAACATTCGGAAGAACAATTGAAAGGTGCATCCAGCATGAATTTCCATTTTTCGCAGTTGAACTGACTTTTCTGACCGTTTTTATCTACTGCAAGACCGCAGAGTTTCATGTAATCACCATGATTTTCTTCACGTCCTTCAGCGATTGCTTTCTTTGCATACTGCACACGCCTTGCCACTTCTTTTGAAATCACAGGGTACCCGTATTTTTCAATTACCTGTCTGAATGTCATCTTCGGTCGGACAATGGTTACATCACCGATGCTTTTCACAAAAGCTTTGATTTCAGGGTATTCCAAGCCTGTGTCAACAAATACGGCAGGAATTTCATAATACGGAAACGTACTGCGGATAATATCAAGCAGCACCGTGCTGTCTTTTCCGCCTGAAAAGCTGCAATACACATCACCTCCGTAATGCTCATACCAGCCACGGATTCTGCTTTGAGTCATTGCAATTTTGATATCAAGCGGAAGTGACTGCATCTGGTACAGGTCACTGATCTGATGCTTCATTTTCATCACCACCATTCTTTTCATAAAAAGCTCCTGCATCTATCAGTTTCGTAAACGAACCGTTCACAAGATACAGGTCTCCGCCTTCTTCCTTTGGAATCATATTCATATCCTCAAGCTCACGGATATCATTTGCCGACATCCATCCGTTTTGTCTTGCTGTAGCGTAACCCTGCATACGGGATGCATAATCACCACGAAGCAATCCGTCAACGTTGAACTTCACGAAATACTGACCTTTTTCAGAATCGGAAAACAGAGCCTTCTGTAATCCCTGTTCCCATCGCACAAGCCATGGGTCTAAGGTGTATTTTACAAATTCAAGTGACTGCTGTTCGATATTGCTGAAGGTTGCGTGTTCGAGATCACCAATCATGTGAAGTGGTACACGATACAGCCTTGCAATTTCTTCAATCTGAAACTTTCGTGTTTCAAGGAACTGCGCTTCGTTATTCGGAATTGCAATCGGCGTGAATTTCATGCCTTCTTCAAGTACGGCAACCTTATGAGCGTTTCTGCCTCCGTATGCTCTCTGCCATGCATCACGCACACGTTCGGGATTTTTGATTACTCCCGGATGCTCAAGCACACCACTTGGAGATGCTCCATTACCGAAGAAGGAAGCACCGTACTCCTCACAGGCAATAGAAATACCGATTGCATTTTTAGCAAGTGCAATCGGCGAATAACCCACAAGGCCGTCAAATCCCAAGCCCGGAATATGAAGTACATCATCTGCATCAAGAATAATGTCACCCTGTTCCTTAATATTCGGATTTGCTTCATCATATCGGCTGTAAATATATATCAGCCTGTTATGTTCATCACGGTCAACCTTCATTTTATCGGGCATCAAAGGATATAAGCCGATAACATCACCTCTGCCGTTTCGGATAATCTGTGCATAAGCATTACCGTAAATCAGCAGATGTGACATCAGAGTTTCTCTGAAAACGAAACTTGTCATTTCGGGATTCGGCTGATCGTGTAGCAAAAAATAAAGCGGGTGCTGCGGCACTCGCTCTTTTCCGTTATCGGTGTATTTGTAAACGTGAAGCGGTAACTGTGCAATTGCCTCCGATAAAACTCTGACACAGGCAAACACGATGATGTGCTGCAGTGCTGTTTTATCTGACACACGCTTACCGCTGTTCGCTCGTCCGAAGAAATATGTGTAGGACGGGCTGTCATAGCTGTTCTTCGGCTTGTCACGACTTCGGAATAATCCGCTGAAAATACTCATGGGCATCAACTCCTTTCAATGAGACAGGAGCCCTTTCGGACTCCTTGTTGTTATTTGCTGTTCTTTCCTGCATTGTAGGCTTCAAGCAATGCCTTCTTGAGTTCCCAAACTGCAACCTCGAAGAAATCTTCTCCGTCGCTGCGTCTGGTTTCAAGGTCGCCTCTGCTTTCAATTGCGAGGATTTCCTTCTTTGCGATTTCCTGAATAATCTTTTCTGCCTTTGTCATTTTCTTGCCCTCCGTAGGTTTTTCCGTAGGCTTCGTGCCTTTCGGTAGTATGTATATTACCATACTATCTGCTACTTATCAAGTGTGACTAATGACAATCATTCGGCAGTATTTCAGGCTATATTATACATAAGAAGGAGTCCTTGCGGACTCCTTAATTTCATTCTTCTGAGTTTTCAGGAAGAAGAAGTGCATTGTTTCTGCTAAGGGCTTCAAGGGCAATGGAGTGGAGTCTGTTCTGTGTGAATGCCTCAATTTCTCCCTTTGCCTCGGTGACTGTTTTGTCCATCTGTCTCTGCATCTGTTCTGCTAAGAAAACTGTATCACTGCTAACGTTGTGTTCAAGGTTGCTGAGAAGGTTCATCAGCTCTTCCTTGTCCTTTTTTGTAAGCGTTCTCTTTGCTGTAATTTCCTCAACCTTTGCTTTTGTGTCAGCAACCTTTTTTCTTGCCTCTCTGATATGCTCCATCAGGTCATTTTCAAGCAATGCTCTGGTGTTTGGTACAGGAGGCTTTGGAATGTTTCCGTCTATTTCTGTATAGTCCAGGGTTACGGGAACTCCGTCTCCCATTCCCATTGATGTAATCGCATCGCTGAACTGTGTCTGGCTCATGTCAACCCTTAAAATTACATCCTCACCGTAGTATCTGGTTTCGCCGAAGTCTCTTTTTATGCTTCCTCGCTTGACTGTCATGGTGATATAATTTTCATGGGGAATTGTGCTGCCATGAAGTCCAATGCCACCTGAACTGCATCTTGAGAATGAAAGCATTCCGTAACATGGCTTGGATTCATAATTCTCTGCAATGTTGCCTGGCTTTGCCGCCTTGATGTTCTTGATTCTCTGCTGTGCATTGCGGATGATTTTTTTTAGCTCATCGATGTCTCCTTCAGCCTTGATTGATGCCATGATTTCCTGATTCATATTCAATACCTCTTTCTGATTTTGTTTTGGCTTTGTGCCTTTCGGTACTGTAATATTACCGCATTATCTACATAATAGCAATAGTGAGTAATGACAATCATTCGGCAGTATTTCGGGTAGTATTGTACATTACAGGATAAGCATCTCTCTTGAATCATAAACAGATTCTTCATTTGAACTTCCACAGCGAATCGCACGGTCGAGTGCCATTATTAAGGCAACCGCACCATCGATTTTTTCTGTCGATTTTTCTTTGTCCGGCTTGATATTTCCTGCAGGGTCTCTGCGAATAAAAATATTATCCATCATCCAACGGAGGACAGGGTGACCGTTGTGGGCAAGATTCTGTTCAAGGGTGAGTTTCATCAGTTCCTTTGTCGGCGGACTCATATCTTTGTAGCCCTGTCCGAACTGAACCATTGTAAATCCGAGCCCGTCAAGGTTCTGCGACATTTGTACAGCGCCCCAACGGTCAAACGCAATCTCCTTTATATTAAACCGCTGTCCCAGTTCATCAATGAAGTTTTCGATGAAACCATAGTGTACAACATTACCTTCAGTGGTTTTCAGGTAGCCTTGCCGTTCCCAGACATCATACGGAACATGGTCACGTCGGACTCGCAAGGGAAGTGTTTCTTCAGGCAGCCAGAAATACGGCAGAACGTAGTAATGTTCATCTTCATCTGTCGGCGGAAATACAAGCACAAATGCTGTGATATCTGTTGTACTTGAAAGGTCAAGACCGCCGTAGCAGACACGACCTTCCAGTTCGCTTTCATCAAAAGCAACCTTGCATTTATCCCATTTCTCCATCGGCATCCAACGGACAGCCTGTTTTACCCATTGGTTCAGTCTGAGCTGTCGGAAGGCATTCTCTTCACCCGGAGTTTCCTTAGCGGAGTTACACGCAGCCACAACTTTTTCCATACCGATGGTTTTTCCAAGGCTCGGATTTGCTTTCTTCCAAACTTTCGGATCTGTCCAGTCCTCAGATTCCGCAGCACCATAGATTACCGGGTAGAAGGTAGGATCGTGCTTTCTGCCATCGATGATGTCCTGTGCCTTCTGGTGTACTTCATAGCAGATGGAATTGGTGTCAGTTCCTGCCGTGGTAATCAGAAAATACAAAGGCTGCATTCTCGCATCGCCTGAACCCTTTGTCATAACATCGTACAGCTTTCGGTTTGGCTGAATATGAAGCTCGTCCATGACAACTCCGTGAATATTGAATCCGTGCTTGGAGTATGCTTCCGCTGAAAGCACCTGATAGAAACTATTGGTTGGTGTATAGACAATTCTTTTTTGAGCTGTCAGTATTTTTGTTCTTTTGCTGAGTGCAGGACACATACGAATCATGTCGGCAGCGACATCAAATACGATTGATGCTTGCTGTCGGTCAGCAGCACATCCGTAAACTTCTGCACGTTCTTCTCCGTCACCACAAGTGAGAAGAAGGGCAACAGCTGCAGCAAGCTCTGACTTGCCATTTTTCTTGGGTATTTCAATATACGCTGTATTAAATTGACGATATCCGGAAGGCTTGATTATTCCGAAAAGGTCTCTGATTATCTGTTCCTGCCAATCTAAAAGTTCAAATAACTTTCCTGACCATTTACCCTTAGTATGAGATAAGCATTGAATAAAATTAACAGCAAAATCTGCTTTGCTTTTATCGTATTTTGAATCTTTCGCCATAAAGTGCGTAGGTTTATATTTTACCACAATACTCATCTCCCTTAAATGTTTTTTATGCTACATTCGGAAAGTTCAGGTTTGCAAATTTTCCGAATATTTTTAGTGCTTCTTTGTCTCTGACAACGGCGGCTTCTTCCGCCGTTGCATATAAACCCAGATATTTTTTCTTTCCTTTAAAATGAATATATGCCTCAAACATACCTGTGGCTTTATTTATGCTCACCCCTGTATAACCGGAAGAATTTGTCACCCTTAAACTTTGATTAAATGAATTCTGTTGTTGAGTACATAATCTCAGATTGTTTCTCCTGTTATTCATTTTATCTCTGTCAATATGGTCAATTGTACCACTCGGAGGAAAATTAAATAAGTAACGATGCAACGAGAAGGTTTTATGACCTTGAGGGGATTTTCGGCTAAAATGAGCTACCGGGTAACCACGTTTACTTTTGAACCATGTATATTTTGAAACAACTTCAAAATCACAGCTATCGATAATAAAAAACGTTCCATCATTAAAGAAAACAGTACATTCTGTTTCATCTTTTGAGAATAGGTATCTATTTTTCAAAAAAGCACTCCCTTTATTTACGAGAAAAGCCTCATCATTTCTGACAAGGCTAAATCAATTAATGTATTATTTCAGATGTATTTTACAACCTTATTTGTTTTCCTGAATACAAGAAAATATGAATGAAACTTCCTTGCATGAAGCTGATTTTTCATTTGCCATTTTGCAGTCAATCTGCTTTTTGCAAGGAGAACAAAAATATCCACAGGATAAAACCCTATGGATACGGCTTGATTGATAATAAAAACATGGCTCAGATACTGTGTTCCACTGCTTACCTTATCCTGACACTTGAAAATCAGAATGCCATTATCAGTAAGAATCCGATAAAATTCTTTCATGCTGTCAATATAAAATTGATGCAGTGATTTCTCATCGGGAAAAACGCTGAACCGTTTGTTTATGATATTTCCGTTCTCTGCTTCAAATGATTTTCCTTTTGTTGCAAGAAACGGAGGATCAAAAATAATGGAGTTTATTGAAGCGTCACCAAGCGGAAGAGTTCTACAGTCAGCTGACTGTATTTCAGGTGCTCTTGGATTGATATCAAAGGAGTATTCAGGCTTTGGAATATCCTTATAGAATCCGCCATATCCGAAGGTTGCATCACAGTCAATTTTTCCATCCGGAACATGAAGTTTCAGAATATTTTTTATGATTTCACTCTGACTATATGAAATGCTTTTTATCAACTGCATCACCTCCAGTACAAGACAAAGGAGGCGTTTCCGCCTCCCGTATTTTATTCGTATTCCTTCAAAAGAATCGCAAGTGCAACTTCAGCTTCTTCCGTTTGGCAGTTAAGGTCAAGACCTCTGTCGTAGTTGTAGACAATCTTACCATCCTGTCTTAGTTCCAGTTTGCTGATTCTGCCTTCCTTGATACCGTATTGACTCGGCTCATCATACACCTTTGCACAATATTTTACTGCTGTGTATTTTCCGTTGCCTGTCGGTACTCCAATTGTTCCTTCTTTCCACATTTCCGTATCCTCCTTAAAGTGTAACTGCGTAGCTGTAGCCGAATGCGTCTGTGACGATTCCGTAACTGCAGCTTATTCCGTATCGGTTATCGTACCTCATCGCTGCCTGAACCAGTTTCTCAGCAGCCCTGCGGCTGTCCTTTCGGCTCAGTCCATTGAAGTGGAATTCTCCGTACTTCTGCAATTCTCTGACCATTTCCTTCATCGTGTTTTCCTCCTGTTCAGTGGTTTTGTCCCTTTCGGTAGTATGTATATTACCGCATTTCAGGAGTATAGTCAACGATAATCCGAATAATAAATGTGACAATTATTAAAGGTGGAAAATGTGTAATACTAACAACGCAAAATAACCGCTTACGTTGGCTCGTGTAAGGCTTTTTGCATCGTGGAGTAGCTTGCCGTAGAACAGCAGAAAGCCCCACACGGGGCAAGGTGAAGGCTTTCTGAAAAAATTAGTCAAGATTGATTTTCATTCTGATGCCAAGGATTGTTTTTTCTTCCTGCCAGTTGTTGATTCTTGTAACTCGATATGTTCCATCGATTGAGCAGCCTAAATCTGTCATCCTGTGAATGCATTCCATAAGGGCTGTTCCTTCATCTGTTATAATGAAGGATTCTGCTCCGGCTTCTTTCATGGTCTTCACAAAATCTTCCACATCCTCAAGCCAGGGAAGTTCACCGCATTCAAGCTCCTCAATGCCGTTTTTTCTGCATCGGTTATATGTTCTTAATGCATCCATATCACCTCGACTGTATGGAAAGTTTCCACCATATTTCCTTTGGTTATCAATCATCTCGTTCATGCCTTCAAAGTAAACTTTTACTTCATCGTTCATATTATTTCCTCCAATATTCATGGAGCGGAGCCTTTCGGCTCTGCTCCTGTTCTTTTTCACTTTGCAAGTTCGTCAAAGCACCACTTCATTGCATCGCCGCCGTCATCAAAAGGGTGGGGAGCAACTGTGTGAAGGTTGATTCTGCATTCGATGTAGGAAAGGCCTGTTTCTTCCTCATCCTCGATGAATTCGTAAATCGCCGCTTCAAATCCTCTGTAGGTAAGTCCGCATACGAGAACCTTGTCTCCGTATTTCAGAACCGCTCCCTGTGTGCTGCATCCGCTTGATTCAAGATGCTCCATTGAAGTTGTCTGTTCCCATTTCATAGTAGTTTTTCCTCCTGTAATCGTTGATTTCTGTGCCCTTCGGCAGTATGTATATTACCGCATTTCAGGAGCATAGTCAACGATATTTCGGATAATAAATGTACCAAATATCAGCCTGGAATACTGTGTAATTTATGAGACACATTGGAGCAAATTGTGAACGGTCTGATACTAAGTCAGACCTTTACCAAATCGAAAACAGGGCGGATTTCGGCTCTGTATGCCGCCGTATTTTCCATTGGGTAATTGCCGAAGTATGAGCCACAGCCCCGACGTGTGCAAACGTAGGGGCTGTACGAGGCAAGCCGCCTCTTTCGAGGCAGGCCGCTCGGTTTGTTTTATCTTCCTGTTGCGCATTCCCATTCGAATTCAAGGTAAGCATCGTAGTCTGCGTCGAATTCTGCGTCGTCGTCAATGTAGTCTTCCTCGTAGTCGATTCCGACCAGTTCCTCGAAGGTTGTTCCGTTCTTTTCTGCATCTTCCTTTGCAAGGGCTTCTGCGTTTTCCTCAATCCATTCTGTGAATTCCTTGTCGTCCATGCCGTCGTTCTCAATCTCAAGCTCGTTTTCCCATTCTTCGTCTGCCCATGTAATTGTTGCGCCCTTGATGTAGGTTCTCTGATTCCAATCGTCTCTTCCTGCCATTGCTCTTGCCTTTGCCTCACCGTAACTAATCATTGTTTTTTCCTCCGTTTTTCGTTGTTTTTCGCTCGGTTTCCCTTGCGTTGTGTACATATTACCGCATTCTGTGGATAATAGCAACCCGCTAAATTACCAGAATATACAGCCATTATTTCGGCTCAGTATTGTGTATATTTTAGCAGCAGAAACAAGCCGCCACATTTGCGTTTTGTGGGGCTCGATTCCGATTGGGGAAGTATTCGATTGTTACGCTGCAGCCCCTTGTGGGGGCAACGTGAAGGCTGTGTGGCGAAGGTTAATCCTTAATCACAATCGGCATTAATCCGTTAGGGGTAGGAATGAAAAGTTCAATGTTCCAGAATCGCTGTTTGTACTTTTCTGCAAGTTCAGGAGTAATGTCTGAAAAATTATCCTCGTCAATTCCGCAGATGAAAAACGTGCCTTTGATTACATCCTGTGTTTCAGGAAGCATTCTGTTCCACTCCGTATCGGATTTCAGTTTCGCTTCTTCATCGCAGACGATTGCAACGGGATCTTCCCAGGGATAAATTGCTTCAATATATCCGCCGACCACATTGTGCATGGATTCAAGGGTATGCTCGATATCTGCAAGGCGGGGATGCTTTCCAGGTTCAACTATCAGTACGTTCATTCTGATTTCCTTTCTGAGCCGTCCATCGGGGCGGTGCTTCCGCCCCTCGGCTCGTTGGTTTAGTTCAGGTGGATTCGGATTGCAGGAATTTCCTCGGGTTCACCCCAAAGGTTCGGTCTTGTTACCGTGCAAAGCTCTCCGAGTGTGCATCCCTGTTTTGCAAGTTTGTGAAGGTTCTCCATGAGGGCTGTGCTTCTTTCGCTTACCGCAATGGTCTCAACCCCTGCCTCTCTCATGGTTTCAACGAAGTCCTTCATGTCGGTTGTCCAGGGAAGTTCGTTGCATTCAAACTCGCTGCAGTCGTGGTCGAGGTTGAAATCGTAGGTGCAGAATGCCTCGTATCTGCCTCTGCTCATCTCCGTCCAGTTGGTCGAGGCTGTTTTTCTCAGTCCCTCAAAGTAGGTTTTTACCTGTTCGTTCATCGTGTTTTCCTCCGTTTTTCGTGGTTTTCGCTCGGTTTCCCTTGCGTTGTGTACATATTACCGCATAGTTGGGAGATAGTCAACGCCATTTGCGATAATAAATGTTACAAACAGGGCAGTAAAATCGGAGGTAATTGTGTAATATATGATGCCAACACAAAGCCGCCCTGTCGGCTCGTGTGGGGCTTAGTTACGGTGGGGATAACTTTGCGGAGGTTTCCCTGATTTCCCACACACGGCAACGTGGCGGCTGCTGTGCGATTATTCTGCCTGGTGGCTGTGAATGATGCTGATGATTTTTTCCTGTTCTTCCTTAGAAATTCCGATGCTTTCAAGTGCTTGACGAGTACCACAATCCGCACAAATCAGGACGGTGCTATCGAATCTTGACTGGGCAGGTCTTTCGCTGTATTCTTTTCCGCACAAGGGGCAGGTTCTGATTTCGTGGTTAGCAGTTTTCATGGCTTGTTCCTTTCTTGCTGATTTCGTATGCGACATCAAGGTATCTGAAATCGAATCCAAAAACGGCATATCCGAATCGGCAGGTGTTGATGTAGGTCTGGGAAGGTACCCCAAGTTTTCTGTCTTCGTGCATGATGTACACAAAGGCATTGACTTTTCGCTTTGTTCCATCAAGCTGGAGCTTCATCTCGGTCTTGTAGTAGAAACTCGGATAACCCTCGTAGGCATCCAGGCTCTTTTCGTTTCGCTCGGAAACTTCCCAGACTGCAACGGGAACGATGCCGCCTTTTTTCTTTTCGATGGTGAGGTAGGAGCCTGTTTTGCTGCCCTTGTAAAGGAGCTGGTAATCTTTGATTACACTTGTGCCGACCACCCTGGCTTCCGGACATCGGTATCGCATCTGCTGAACATTAAGGTTCGAGCCGTAGGCAATGTAGTATTTTTTCATCTGAATCTTCCTTTTCGTGAATTCCGCCCTTGTTCTGCGGTAGTCACATAATAACTCTTTTTCAGGATAAATGCAACCCGCTAAATCTACAAAATATCTGTGCTTTTTATTGTGTAGTATTTGTGGGTTTTAGCCTTTCAAAATCAGGGCAATTTCAGGGGCTGTGTGGGCTTGTTTTTCGGTGGGGATAACTTTGCAGAGGAATCCCTGCCGCCCCTTACGGGGCAACGTGGCGGGCGTGGTGCCCGTCCGTTGCTTTTCCTTTGCCTTATCTCCAGGCTGCGTTTCCCTCAAGGTTTTTGGTGAGGAAATTTCTGCAGGTCTCGAATTTTTCCCCAACCATTCCCAGTCGAATCAGCCATGTTCTCATTGCGAACTTTGGGTTCTCGGTCTGCTGTGGCTTGGGGCTTGCTGTTCTCAGGTCCTTTGCCATCTGGCTGAGTGCCAGGCAAAGCTGAATGTAGCTCTTAAGCTGTCCTGCGTGAAGTCCGTTTTTCTTTCCGTCGGCAGGCTTGTCGAACTGGAAAAGTCGGAATTCAACCGTTCCCTTGGTGAAGGTTGCGTGAAGGTTCAGCATATGGTATCTGCTTTCGTTGTAGTGGTGGCTTCTGCCGTAGTTTGCTCCGTTTGTTGTGTACCAGATGTCCGCAAGTTTTGCCATGCTTGTGGGTTTCTGCTTGTTGACCTGTTCAATGAAGGTGGGGTTTACTGTTCTGCAGTAGCGGTTCATTCTGCCCTGGTCAATTCTGATTGCCTTTGTGATAAGCTGTTCGTGGCTTGCCATCAGGTTTGCAAGGGTTCTGAGGCTCTGCGGTGTGTGGCCGTTTGCTCCGATGTGAATGTGAACCCCTGCGCCAACCCCTGCGTGGCTGATTGCCCCAGCCTTTCTGAGGCGGCGGATAAGCTCCTGCAAGGTTTCGATGTCCTCGTACTTAAGAATCGGTGTGACCAGTTCGCACTTTTCGCTGTCGCATCCTGCGATGCTGACATCCTTCTGGAATTTCCATTCTCTGCCTTCACTGTCCCATGCTGACCAAGTGCAGTATCCGTTTCTGCCTGCTGTGTTTTCGTAGCGGTTTGTTCCGAAGAAGTCTGCCGCAATCTTTGCAGCCCTGTCTCTGGTGATGTGGTTCATCTCCACCTCAACCCCGATTGTCTGCTCCTTCATTCTTGCAATCTGCTGTGCTGTTTTCTCGTTCATTTTCTTTTCCTCCGCAAAGTGTATTTTTGGCTTGCCGTAGGCTTTTGTGTGCCTTTCGGTAGTGTGTATATTACCGCATTACGGAGGATATATCAAGTCATTTTGCAATCATAAATTGACAGAATATAGGGTGTATATCTGCCCCTATATTTGTGTAATATACAGCTTGATAAACTTGATTTTTTATGGTAACATAGGGTAAAATGGAAGAGCGATCTCTTTTATGAAATCGCCCCATGCTCAGTCAGAATCGTCGCAGACTGCCATGCCTTCCATCAGTTTCAGGTATACATTCAGATAGCGATGTTTTTCTGAGCCGTCGGATTCATGCATTCCCACAAGGAAGAAATCGACGGCTTCTTTTCGTGATGCCCACAGCTTTGCTTCGTTGTAGCAGATAGTTTTGACACCATCCACCACTTCAAAGCTGTCCACACCTTCGATGATACCGAGGGAAGAACCGTTCTGCCATCTCATATGGATTGTCCCGGCATCATCCACCATCGTAACTTCACCGAGCGTTCCTGACGGAATCGGATGGTAAGGATCATCCATTGATATGACTTTCAGAATTGTACCTACAGGATATTTATCTTTCAGTCGCTGTAACTGTTTTTCATTCGGAAACTGCATCATCGTTTACCACCTTTCTGAATGCTGCACTGCCTTCGAGGTTGCGAAGGATAACCTTTCGAGCCGCTTTGTAATCTGCTCCTATCATACCCAGGCGAATCAGGTAGCATCGCATGGTGTATTTCGGATTGTCTGTTGTTTCAGGCTTGTTGTTGATTCGCTTCTGATTTTTTGCAAATTCGCATAACAGGCAGATGAAATTGCTGTAGGCTGTTGCATCGTCGTATTGCTCAACTGTAAACCAGGGGAAGCATACCTTGTCATCGGTCACTTCAATCTCAAGGCTGTCGGTTTTGAATGCCACCTTGAAAAGTTTACCTTTGTTTTCTACAATTTTTCTGAGCCTGTCAACTGTCGCATCGTCGATTCTGTCTTTCGGAATTTCAACTGTGAGGGCAGCTTCATCATCGTTTTGAAGATTTTTATCTACTGTCGGAATATCGTAGCCTCTGCGTACCAGTTCATCAATCAGTTTCTCAACTTCCTTGCTGTCGGCTGTGTCGCTGATTTCAAGGTTGCCCTCCTTGGTGATTGTATAATGTCCGCCGATGATGTAAGCACAGGTCGGCATATACTGGTACTCGGCGGTGGCTCCGATAATCTCGCTGACCGCTTTTACCAGCTCCTTGCGGTCATTGCCTGTAAGTCCTAATTCAATAATCATGTGGATTCCTCCTTTTGTTTTCGGCTTGTCTCCGCCGTTTGTAGTATACATATTACCGCTGAATCCACATATATTCAAGTGTGAGTAATGACAAAGTATCGGGCTGAATACTGTGATAATTCTACCGGATAACTTTTATTGCACATTATACAAGAACTTACATAATATCAGTCTGTTCACAATTTGCTCCAAGCTCAGTATAATATCTGATACCAGACAGGACAAACCAGACGCAGGGCAGGGATACGCCGTTTCCCCATAACTTATATTCTGCCGAATCGCTATGAGGATTTTTCAGGAATTTCTCGATTGCCTTACGGGTTTTGGGTTTTGCATCAGGACTGACAGCCTGTCGGAAGGTTTCAAAAATCTGCTTCCATTCATCAATATCCGCTTCTGTAGGTTCAGGATTTTCAAGTCCCTTACACCACCATGACGGAAATCCCTGTAACTTTGCACATTCCGAGGGTGTAAGCCTTCTTACGATATAATCCACGTCAGTCGGCTGCAACACTCCGTTATGATGTCCGGGATTTGTTCCGTTCACAAGTGTATTTGCAACTTCCGTAGAAAAGCACTGACTTTCAGCTTTCATCTGCGGATAGAAGGAATGTGCTGCTGTCGGAGGATCTTTGTAATCAGATGCCACAAGAGTATTGGCAATTTCTTCTTCCGGGAGCGTGTGGTAGGAAGCCTTGCTTGTGGAATATACAGGTGCAGCAACAGCGCCCGGACCTTTTGCAACCATTGTCGGGGCTGTTTCTTCCTCAATCTGAAAGCTGTATAACGCATTATAACCCTGATTAAATGCAGGACGACCAATGCCATATGCAACTCCATGATTTTCAGTTGTATTCAGCGTGTACATAGTTTCTGCTTCCTTGTATCCGTCACCATGATGTGAAGGTCTGCTGCCGTTTCCCTCTACTACAACCATTCCGCCTTGGTTCTTGCATGGAGATTGATTGCTTGTATCAATTGTTCGTGATGTATTAGCTTCATAAAATCCACTGTTAGGATTATCGCTCAGCATGGAATTGCTGTGTTTGGAGCAGATGCCGAAAGCTGTCGGAACAAATAAAGTCTGGTCATTATTGCATGATAACGTTGCTGATTTATCATTTTGCCACAACGGGCCCTTGCCACCACCGATACATCCTGAACGGATTTTCAGCGTGATTGGTACTTCCTCCATCAGCAGGGGAACATTCCCTCCGCCTGTCCCACATCGTGAAGTCAGTGTCTGGCAGATATTGTTCTCTGAAATATTGACACGGCTGTCGGCAGGATGATTTTCCAAAGCAATCGCTGCAGGAACTACACCTGCACGGAGTGTCGGAGACTTTTCGTTTTCATATCCGATACCTCTTGCTTGTGCAGAGTGTTCCGTGCAGAATCCTGCTGATTCCATGATGCATGGAGGATGATGAGCTTCTGCTCTGAGTGTAGATGTTTTGTCTGTCAGGACATCTATTCGTTCTCCGCCTTGGTCGCACATACAGATTGTGCCTGTCTCTCCAGAGCAATTTTCAATACCCTCGGCAGCTCTTTTCCACGCATGGAAGCTCTGCGGAGAATACCCTGACAAGCCTTCGGACTCAGATAATATTTTGAATCCGCATTGACCTCCAAAATCTGCGACAACAAACATACGTCTGCGTCTCTGAGCGACTCCGAAATGTTGAGCGTCGAGCAATCGCCAGCCGATGGAGAAATCATCTGCCATGATGCTTCCTGCTTTTGTCCACTTTGCAGGCATAGGCACAGATACGGATTCATCTTTGATGCGACAGAACTCTTCGAGGACTTTTCGGAAGTCGTCACCGCTGTTGGAAGAGAGGCAGCCAGGCACATTTTCCCAAACTGCGAATCTCGGATATTTGCCATTTGTAGCACACCTCATTTCTTTTATAATTCTGATTGCCTGATAAAACAGGCTGGAACGTGAGCCATCAAGCCCGGTACGTTTACCGGCAATTGACATATCCTGACACGGACTGCCAAAGGTAATGATGTCCACAGGTTCAATTTCAGCTCCGTTGATTTTTGATACGTCTCCGATATGTTTCATCATCGGAAGACGCTTTTTTGTTACAGCAATAGGAAACGGCTCGATTTCAGATGCCCACTTCGGAACAATGCCACTCAGCAGTCCTGCAAGCGGGAATCCACCTGAACCATCAAAAAGGCTGCCGAGTGTCATTGCCATAATCAGCACCCCTTTCGTCGAAACTGTAACTGTTTCTTGCGATTGTTATACAGACGATTATCACGGCAATAGATACAACTGCCATGATTGCGGCAGGATTTATCGATTGCTTTTGAACCTCTGTAAGGTTTACGTTTTGATTTTCCATGCTTGATTGCTTTATTGTGTGACATCCTGTACCTCCACATCTGCGTATTCAATACGCTGTCCATCTCGAATCAGATATACGTCATCAGATTTTCCTTCATGAAGACTGATATATCTTTCGACTGCAACATCCACAAATTTTGGTTCAAACTCAATTCCATAGCAGATTCTGTCAAGCTGTTCACAGGCAATTAGCGTTGATGCAGAGCCTAAAAAGCAATCCAGCACCAGAGCATTTGTCTGGGTTGACAATCCGATAAGATACGCAATCAGTGCAACAGGTTTTGAACTTGGATGACCGCAGCCATCCTTCTGGCTGTTTTTGATTCTGTCAAACTCAAACACCGTAACCTGCTTCTGGTCTCCGTACCAATTGTGCTTGCCGTCTTTCTTCCAGCCGAAGATGATTGGTTCGTGAATGTACTTCCAGTCGGTACGAGTGAGAACAAGCCTGTCCTTCTTCCACACAAGACCTGCGCCGACTTTGAACCCTGCATCTTCAAAGGCATCATGAAAAATTCTTGCTTTTGCAGTGGCGTAAAATTCATAGAAGCTTGCATCCCTCTGCATATATTCATGGAGGTTCTTGAACACCTTCATAAGGAACTCATAGGCTTCCTTATCGTTCAAATTGTCGTTTTTGATTTTTCCAGAAGTGCTGTTCAGGTCTACAAAATATGGTGCATCTGTGCAGACAAGATTTACTCGTGTATCTCCAAGGAGAGCCGCAAATGTTTCAGGCAGAGTTGAATCTCCGCAGATGACAGTGTGCTTGCCAAGATGCCAGATATCTCCGGGTATGGATTTGCAGGGCTTTTCAAGCTCTCCGTCAACATCAAAGTTATCTTCCTTTGCCTCATCGCTGTCAACAGCAAAAAGGTCAGCTATCTCAGATTCATCAAAGCCTGTCAGACCAAGGTCAAAACCAAGGTTCTGGAGTTCTTCCATTTCGAGTGCAAGAAGTTCATCGTCCCAGCCTGCATCAAGAGCCATTCTATTATCCGTCAAAATAAATGCCTTCTTTTGTGCTTCGGTTAAGTGGTCAACGAATACACACGGTACCTCTGTAATATTTTCTTCCTTTGCCGCAAGCGTTCTGCCGTGACCACAAAGAATATTGTAATTACGGTCAATGATAATCGGCGTTACAAAGCCAAATTCACGGAGCGAAGAACGGAGCTTCAAAATCTGCTCTTTGTTGTGGGTTCGGGCATTGTTTGCGTATGGAACGAGCTTGTTGATATCAACAAGCTGAAATTCAGTTGTTGTCTGCATTGCAGCCCCTCCTTGACATGATTTTCTCCAGCCCTTTTTCGGCGGCAGATGTGTTTCCGGTTCGTGCAACTCCGAGAAGTGTTCTGTATTGCTGTACGGTAATACTGCCGTTCTTTTTATAGATGCGGAGCTTCTCCTTCATTTGCTTAATCGAGTAATCAAACATATTTATCATCCTTTCGTAGTTTCTTGAAAATGTACATATATATGAAGTTATCAATGATACCACCAATCATAGCAAGTATGAAAAGTGTAGATAATTCAAAATCAAATATCAGCTCTGTCAGTGTTCCGAGAATAGTAGCCACGGAATTTATGCTGTTGGAATTGTTATCAAAACGTTCCCGGAGCTGTTCTGTTGGATTTATCTTTGCCCTCATCTTGATGCCGCCACAACTGAGGTTCTTGGTGATGACAGCATATATCAGCACGTTGAAAATAAAATAGGACTTTAAATTTCCCGTAACAATTACACCGATGAACAACATAAGGTCTGCTACTGTTTCTGCAACTACAATCTTTGCATAGTGTGGGAACAGACTGTCACCGTATTTATTCCATAAAGTTCCGATTACAACTGAGCCTACACAAGCAATAAGCTGCTCCATACCGATATACTCGGATGAAACAGCTTCAACAAGATATTTGTAGATGTAGGGATAGGACATGGAATAAAAAATTGTACTCAGAAGATTTGCAAGGAGCATCAGATTGGATAGTCTTTTCATATGCACCTACTTTTTACTTCGGAGCAGACGTTCCATCATATCCTCCTGTGGACTGCCCTGGAATTCTACGGAACAGTTCTCCCTGACAATCTGGAAAATCTGATTCCAGATTTGATTTGCCTGTTTCATATAGTTCTGCGACATTGCCACGTAGGGAGATGCAATTGCCTGTCCCGTAGTCGGATGCTTGGAAATGTATCCGTATTTCGTGACAATCTGCTCACAATGTATCCAACGGGAAATGCTCATGGCATACTGTTCCACAAGCTGTCGGCTGACAATCTTCTCACAGGCTCGTTCTTTCAGCCATTGATAGGTTTCAATGTACACCTCATCTGCGAGAAGTTTTGTGCCGTCACGCTGTAGTTCCTGCATGAATTCTCTCACAGGAGGAACGTCAGCAGACTCTATATCGCTCGGCTGCATCATAACTTCCGCCGATTTTCCTTCGGCAATCTTCTCGGTGAGTGCTTTTCTCGGACGACCTGCTCCTGCTCTTGCACCACCACGATTGGTTCCGTCTCTCGCCATGCTGACACCTCCTTCCAAAATTCAAACATTCAGCGTAAAATGAGCATAAAAAATGCTGACCTCAAAAGTCAGCTTTGTCAAGTGTTATCGGTATTTTCCGCACTTCCAATATTCGAGGGGGCAATAGGGCGTTTGAATATTGAAAAATCTGCGTGAGAGGGGGCGCCGGGCTTAGGGTGGCCCAATGGTAGCTTTTTCGATACCCCCACCGGGGCAGCCCCCAGCCCCACCCCCTCAGTATGTGTATACGGGGTTCTTGTCCTCAGTCCACGTTTTCTTATCGTGACAGGGTTTACATAAGGCTTGATAGTTGTTCTCATCCCACATCAGAACAGGGTTGCCACGATGCGGAGTGATGTGATCGACTACTGTTGCAGGTGTGTATCGTCCTTCAGCCATACACTTTACACAAAGCGGATGCTTGCGGAGGTATGCCGCACGAACTTTTCTCCATCTGCTGTTGTAACCACGCTTGGCGGAGGAAGGACGTTCATACTGTGGTGCGTGTTCATAGCAGTAGAGCTGTCCCGCTTCCACAAGCTGTGGGCAGCCTGGGTGTCGGCAGGGACATTTACTCTTTCTCGGCATATCAGTCACCAAGGTGATAGCCTGTGTAATTGAACACAATACGATTTGCGAGTTCAATTCTCAGTCTGTCAAGAATCTCCATGTCATTAGAGACTCTTTCATCGTATCCTTCAGCAAGGCTGTCTCCATCAAACAAATCAGACAGTTCCATACCATTATCAATCTTCTGGTCAAGTTCGATGATTTCAGCAATCAGTTTAGCTGTTGTCATAATAATAAACCTCCGTTCAAACATTAGAAAAGCCACTACGAATTTCTCCGTAATGGCTCCAATGTATAATTTTCTACTCTATCATTATAGCACATTACAAATGGACATTCAAGGGACATTTCTGGACATTTGCGGACATTTCGGGACATCTTTTCAAAAGCTCATCAAGATTATGAATTGCCTTATCATGAATACGCTTAATCTGCTTTTCAGAATAACAAATCTCGGCAGCAATCTGCTTGAATGTCTTAAGTTCCAGGTAATACAGCTTTAACACCTTTTGTTCTTTTTCGTTTTCAAGCCCCATGATACATGATTCTACTGCGATTTGTAAGTCAACATAATCTGCCTTGATTAGCTCTGTTTCTTCATTGTATTTCATAATTCTGTCAAGACCCGGAACAAAGCCTTGAATGTTACGACTCCCCGGAGTTCCGATACGTTCTTCGTAGCACATCGAAGGTGCGGTAAGACGCTCCATCATTCTGTTAGCCTGTTCGATTCTATTGCGAATCATTTTCTCTGCTTTATAAACACTATCAAGAATTTCTTTTGCTGTCATACTTGTACCTCCATTCTTTTAACCATACGGATAAGAATATTACCATCCAAATCTGATAACGTATCAAACCACTCGGACTTGAAGAAGTATTCAAGATTTTTCTGTATTTCACTATCACCTACACGAAGTGCAGCCCTATAATCCAACACCGCCTTCTCAACAATGGCAGCTGCAAGTTTGGTGTAAGGTGTGTCTCTACGTTTTGGTTTGTATTCATTCATTATAAACCTCCCAGCTCTGCCTTGACCGCATTCATCAAAGCTGACTGTGTTTTATCCTTTGTTTCCAATGCTTTCAGGATTCTTTCATCAACAGTTCCTTTTGTGACAATGTGCTGAATGACAACCGTTGACGATTTTTGTCCCTGTCGCCATAAACGGGCATTGGTCTGGCTATAGAGTTCATAGCTCCAAGGAATGCTCATCCAGACAAGTATATTTCCACCAGCTTGAATGTTAAGACCATGACCACAGGACTGTGGCTGAATTAATGCTACTTGAAGTTTGCCTTTGTTCCAGTTTTCAATGCTTGCAGCTGTTTTTATTTCTTGATACACAACGCCTAACTTGGAGAGCCTTTCAGTAATTCTTGTTCTGTCATGCTTAAACCAATAGGCTACAAGCACAGGCTTTCCATTTGCGGATTCAATAATATCTTCCAAAGCATCGAGTTTTCTATCGTGTATCGGAATGATATTATTATCATCATCGTAGATTGCACCATTTGACATCTGGCACAGCTTATTACTGAGAGAAGCTGCATTTGCCGCTGTAATTTCGGTATCTTTAATCTGAAGAACCAATTCATCTTTCAGGGATTTGTATTTCTCCCTTTCCTCATCAGACATTGTTACAACAAACTGTGTTGAAATAAGTTCAGGCATTTTCAGATGGTCAATAGCGTTCATAGAAACTGTGATGTCGGAAATCTTGTCATATATTCTTTCCTCTGCATCCGGAAGTGGCTTATAGGAATACACGATATAACCGTTCTGCTTGTCAGGTTTAAAGTAATTATTCCTGTACTGGCTTATGTATCTTCCAAGTCTTTCACCCATATCAAGTAATTTGAACTCAGCAAATAAATCCATCAAGCCATTTCCTGCAGGTGTTCCTGTAAGACCTACGATTCTTTTAATCCTCGGTCTTACTTTCATGAATGCTTTGAACCTTTTGCTCTGGTGGTTTTTGAAACTGGACAACTCATCAATTACGATCATGTCAAAGTCAAATTCTGTATTAGAAATAGCCCAGTCGACGCACTCCCTGTTTATGAGATAAATGTCGGCATCTTTTTCAAACGCTTTTTTTCTTTCAGTCGCTGTGCCGATTGCTACGCTGTATCTAAGATGCTGCAAATGCTCCCATTTATCAATTTCAGCAGGTCAAGTATCCCTTGCTACTCGTAAAGGTGCAATGATAAGGACCTTCCGTATTTCAAACACATCATACATCAGATTGTTTATGGCTGTAAGTGTTGTTACAGTTTTGTCAACCTAAGCCCATGTCAAGAAGGAGTGCTGCAACAGGATGGTCTTCAATAAACTTCACTGCATACTCCTGATAATCATGTAGCTTCATTGTTCATCACCTCGCTTATAATTTTATTTATATCATCCATGTTATCAAGAACATAAACTCTGAAACCTAATCGCCTCAGAAGTTTATGTCTTGAAAGCTGTAAAGGTCTTGGCTTCTCTCCTGGTGCTTTTACCTCCACAAAAGCAAATCGTCCTTTCGGCATCAAAATTATTCTGTCCGGGACACCTGCAGTGCCTGGTGCTGTGAACTTCCAGCACACACCACCTTTTTCTTTTACAGCGTTTACCAGTTTTTGTTCGATTATCTTTTCTCTCATCAAAACTTTGTGACAGGCTTTGTATATCATTTCCTATACTTTTCTATAGGCTTTTTTTTTTATACCCTATAGAAAAAGTATAGTAAAGTGTCGTCATAGAGTGACATAACAGCCGTCATTATTCCTCCAAAAAGTCTGATTTAAGCCTTAAACCCTTAATGAATCTGCCTTTTCCGTTTCGATACCTTTCAAACCCCGCAGTTTCAATTGCAGAGTAGAAATCAGTAGTACTCCTTGTGTATTCACCCATCTGATTGCAGAAAATGCGGTACTCGTTATATACTTCACCCGACTTTGCCTCAAAGGAAGGGTCAACCTCGCATTTCTCACTTAAAAAGTTAGCAAGCCAGTCATTATTATCCTTATAACGCTCAATGGCATCACGCACCTTTTTCGGAGGAGCGATTCTGTAATTATCAGCAATGACTTTTCTTGCACCTTCAATAATCCATGCAAGAATAGCACCGCCTGCATTTTCAAAAAGATAGTCAGCATAGTTCTTAATATCAGCATTGCCTTCAATCGTTGCATCAAATGGAATTACAATCAATCTTCGCCACGTTCCTCGGTCAATTGCACCTACCTTTGGAAGGTGGTTTGTATAAAGGACCAAAGTGTGCGTCGGTGTATAGGAAAACGGGTCCTTATATTTCTTTTCAGCATAGATTTCATCGGTAGAACAGAGCTGTTTTACATTTGCCGTATTCAGTCGCATACCTTCTTCCAGTTCAGCGGCTATCATCATTCTTTTGCCTTTTGCTTCAGCAAGTTCTGGTTTTACATTTCTTCGGCAACCAACTGTCAGCATATCAGCAGAGATATTTCCTGAATATGTGCCAAGAACTCTCGCAATTGCATTCCAGAATGTACTCTTGCCGTTTCGTCCTTCTCCATATGCAATTATCAATGCCTCAACATACACTTTACCAATAGCTGACAAACCTACCATTCGCTGTACATAGTCAATAAGATCAGCATCCGTAAGAAAAAACGTATCAAGAGCAGACAGCCATATATCCATTCCAATATCAGACGGATCTACAGCAGTCTGCTTCGTGATAAGATGTTCAGGCTGATGCTCTAACGGAGATAACAAACCAAATCGCAGGTCATATGTCATGGATGGAGTATTAAGGAAAAACTCATCTGCATCAAGTTTTCGCTGTTCGACCTCAAGCATAGGTCGAGCCTCTTTCAGCGTTGCAGAAATACACTTGGTATCTCGACGCTTAATAGCATATTTTTTATATGTTTCAGCTTCCTGGAGCAGGTCATAGGCGTGCTTTTGCTGTCGGTTGAATGCCTGGAGAGCCTTTTTGGTGCCAAGGGATACAAGAAGTTCCATGCCACCGTTTTTTATCAGTTCATCCATAGCCTTCTTCAATTCAACTTCAGCCTCATTAAGCTGTCTTTCGGTCAAATCCTGAGATACACCCTGGGATTTCGGTTTTGATTCCTCCCAGAAGCTGCCGTTGTAAACCAGAAAATCAGTTGCAGGAGAGTAGCGTAGAATGCCCTTATACTCCCTTGCAAGAACTGTAGCCTGTCCAACATCGGAGTAGTCGTCGGGTTTCAGGACACAGCATAAATTATACTGTTCGGGAGGGATATATCCTTCCTGCTCCGACACCTTTTTTCCAAACTTTGACGCACTATGCCAAATAGTATTAAGTTCATTGTCTGAGAGTGGAGGAGTGCAGGATTCCGCTTTTTTCAGAAACATCTGATAGGCTTCATCTGTATTTCCGTATCTCTTGATAAGCTTTCCTGCAATGTGACTCATGGTGCTGTTTCGATGCCCTTCAGGAATTAGTTCAAGAGCATTATCAAAATCAGCAAATGCATCTTCTGAAAGAAAATCGCAGATTGTCTTATCTCCTTCATAGAATTCAGCTGGAGAATCATTACCATAAAGAAATCTTGCTGAATCCAATGCGTTTTGGTCGAAATATGAGAATTTTTCGGCAATCTGCTTTTTCAAATCACCATATTCATCAGCATCACATATTTTTTCAATTGGAAAGAATATGTGAAATCTGGGTCTTGGTGAAAAACTATCCTTTTGTAGCATATGGTGACGGCTGTAGGATACCACAAAAGCAACTCCTGGCATTTCAAGAGCAATATCAAATGGAGTTACCCAATCATCGGGATTCTCGCTGTGGTTATTGTCGCAGTCCAAAGGAATACAGTCCGAATACTCAAAGTTCGACTTACTGCGATAATTTCCTTTGTACTTTGCTGTAACATGATCCATCTTTGTTGCAGTAATAAAAGAGTCCTTGTCCTTTATAATCGTTCTGTTCGGATACAGACAATTGCCGCTGTTACCACAGCAGTCAGCACTATAGATTGTAAACTCAAGCATATTCGCAAACCTCCTCCATTGCATGGTTAAACCATCGTATTTTCATTTTGCGTTTTCGTGCAACACAGATTTCATACGCCATACCTTTGCTTACAACTCCGCCAAACACCCACAGTTCACTGCATTTTCCAAGCAGAACATAATTTATGAGCCCGGCTTTATCCCTTTCAGTTTCGTCATTCATAAACTGAGGATACAGCAAATGTGGAGTAAGTGGCAGAGCATTATTGTCTACAGCGAATCGGCTGTATTTCCTGGCGTTTGAAACATTATTTTCAATATCGCCTGCATACGGACTGCAGATATAAACCAACGGAAGATAGGCAGCTTTTTTAGCTGCCTTCTCTTCTTTATGTATTCTCGTAAGTGCTTCCGATGCAGTTGGATCATGGTAACCCTCACTGTTATATTTGAACATTAAAAACACTCCTGTTCGATAAGAGGATAGTATCCTTCAGCTTTCAAAAGGTCATAGAGGAAAAGTCTGCCTTTCTGAGTCCAGTAGGTATGCATTACGCACTTTGTTTCGTCAATATCATAAGTACGAGAGTGTGTATAACCGCATTCTGCATAGTCCTGGTACAGGATCCACGTCTTTCCGAGCTTGTACTGTATACCAAGTTCATGGAGTAGCTTATTTAATCTGCGACCACTCATACCATAGTCCTTAGCAATCTGCGTAATCGGTACTGTACCCTGGTTCTGAAGAATCAGATCATAGTATGTTACCTTCGGCTGCATCTCCAGAATCTGCTGTCCCTGAATAGCTACAGTTTCAAGCAATTTCTTATTTCTCTCACGCTCTTCCTTCAGCTGTGTAAGTGCTGCAATAGCAAGGTCAGGATTATCAATAAGTTCGTCAATCGCATACATTCCGTGCTTACGGATAGCGGGAAGAACTTCAGATGTTACCCAACGCTTGAACTTTTTAGCTGCAGGCATCTTGCTTGAAAGAATGAGACTGTAAAGACCAGATTCGTTAATAAACATTAAATCCTGAGAGCCACCAAGGGTGTCGCATTTCGCTACCCCCTTATCTTCATCATCAACGTGCTTACTAATCGCATCTCTAGTATTGCTATATCCAAGGATAGTAGCCACATCCTTACCAACGAACATAACCTCACCGTTCACCATTGCTGTTCTTACAGAGCCGAACTCTGCATTGTTAAATACCTGTAATTCCATACGAATTACCTCCTATAAATTTATTCTGAGAGTGACACTCTCTAACGTGTAGCCTTGTGTCATATGTAAAAAGGACGTTTTCAAAAAAGTTTTTTCAGATTTTTTATTGCACGGCGATAGCGATGACTGACATTGTTGGCATCATCACCGATTGATGCTGCATATTCGCCGACTGTCATTCCGTCAAGCACAATTGCAATTATCATCTCTGCTGTATCAGGTTTCAGGTATTCTCGGAGCAGGTCACAATAGTAGTCATATTCAAAACCCTTGTCCATTTCATCAATATCCGTTGTATAGATTGATTCATTAGCGGCTTTTTCCATGATGGACTCTTCGCTGTTCACCTCAATCTCACCGTCATCGTTCTTTCTCTTTGTGTCACCTGCATGGCGGCTGTGCTTGTGCCAGTTGTTATAATCTGGTCTGTTGTACTGAATATCAACCTCAAGCTGAACTCGTTTTTCGTATTCCTCCTGACTTTCGTTCTCTTCGATTGATATGTTCAGCCACTTTTCAGCCTGCCCAATCTCAATCTCAAATTCCTGCATAGTTGTTTCGTAACGCATCTTAATTTTCATACGTTCCTGCCTTTCTGCCTGATTCCAAGCAGAGGGCATGGGAAAACAAATAAGGAGCCGACACTTTTGGAAGCACCGACTCCTGAAACACCTGAAAAAAGGGTATAAGGAACCAGGGTACTTCCATCGTGCCTGCCACAGGTTGTCCTGTGGTAGTACGATATCTGTATCCCAATGCCCTATAGCTAATCAGGCCTTGTGATATTATTTTTTGTGCCTTTGGCACATAGCTGAATTCACTGAATGAACTCAGCTGAATGTCAAAGAAATTCACAATTTTCTTTTGATAAAATGGTGAAATTTGTTAAAAGGTGTAGATTTTTGAAGTTAAGTGTGGTATAATATTGAATAGAGGATTTTTGGTTTAGCAGAACTTTTCTACACTTACTATCCTATAGTAGATAAGGTTTCTGTCAAGTATTATATAAGGTTACTTTGGTTTCTACGGTTTCTAAGGTTACTATTTTCGGAAGGAGGCAGCATAATGCCATCAAATAATGTCCCTTTTTTCTGTGGAAGTATATTTTTCAATCTGTTACTTCAAGCTTTAAGGTCTCGTTCCAAGGCAAGAGACAGATATAACAATGGTTCAGATGGGTTATCTGCACCGAATTTAATGAAGGATTTGGTATTCGTTATTACTAGTGATAAAATCAAATCTGAAGGTAATTTTGATAAAAGCACATCCGAGTATAAAACCTGTAAAATAAATAGTAATACATATATTCCTTTTGAAGATAGAGCAACAGTATCGGCATTTATTGATTGCTTTAATAAAAAAGACCCCGACCTTCAATTACGAATGTCAGAGCTTATTACTAAATATTTTAGTGAATCAAAACATGAATGGCTTGTAAAGGCAATTATTGAAACCCTTCATAATGATGAAAGTATTAGCAATGAAACTGTATTTTGGATTAATCAGGAAAGAAAATTATCTGTGTCAGGCTTAGTGTCTGTAGAAACAGTAGAGTTTGAAATCTTTCTTTTATCAGTATTAGAATTTATTTTGCAGCATAGAACAGATAACACGCCAGGCTTAGATACATTCCACACTTGGTTTAATCGAAAATCAGAAAGAGCTGAATGGAAATTTATAAATAATAGCATTGGTTCTTCAATTTATCAGAAGATTAATGTTTCAAGATATAATATAGAAGCCATAGATGAAGAATATGAAGATGAACCAGATACAATAGGAACTGCTCCAGTAATCGTCGCTCCCGATCTTGCAGCTTTGAATAATGGTGGTATATTTTATGTGGAAAGAACGCTTCTCGAAAACAAAAATCATGGTATTTTTCATGACTACCTAGATAAAGCGGGAAAGTTTTACGAGAACATAAAAACACTTCTTTACTCTGAAAAGCCAAGACGATTTAAGGATTTCTATGTTTGCAATAACTTACAGACAAAAGAATTTGTCGGTGGGTCAAAATACAAATTAATTTCTCCCAATATTGACTCATTATTATCAATATCCAAAAGACTCATTATCTCAGGAACAGGTGGTATTGGCAAATCAATGATGATGCGTCACTTATTCTTTAATTGCATAGAATCGTACGAAGATACTGAACTACTACCTATTCTCATTTCTCTAAATAACTACAGCGAGACACAGACGGACTTATCAGAAGTACTTTATGACACCATTTTTGAATTCACGGACGAAGTGGAACAAGAAGATTTCTATTCTTTCCTTAGTTCTGGAAAAGTGATATTGCTCCTTGATGGTCTAGATGAACTGGTTGGAGACATAAGAGAGATATTTCAAAAGGCATTATTAGGTCTCATAAAAAAATATCCTAAAAATCCTATTATTATTTCATCAAGACCAAATACAACTTTTGTTCAAATGGGTCATTTTCAAGTTATTGAAATATTACCTTTTAATAAAGAACAATCTCTTGAGCTTGTTGAAAAACTAGAATTTCACGATAAAATAGTAAAAGATAAATTCAAGAAAGATTTAGATAAAAAACTCTTTCAATCACATAAGCAATTCGCTAGTAATCCTCTTTTGCTAACAATAATGTTAATGACATATTCATCATATGGTGAAGTTCCAGCCAAACGACATATTTTCTATGCTAAAGCATATGAAACAATGTCAAGATTGCATGATGCTTCAAAAGGTGCTTATGTACGTCCTATGAATACAAACCTATCACCAGAAATGTTTGCAGAGTATTTTTCTGAATTTTGTGCCAGAACATATAAGGCTGGAATATTTGAATTCACACAAGAAATCTTTTCAATACATATGGATGCAACTATCAAACGCATTAGAAAAAACATTGAAGCATCATCCAAAGACTTTTTATTAGATCTCACAAATAATCTCTGTATAATGTATCTAGAAGGAGATCGATATTATTTCATTCACCGTTCGTTTCAGGAATATTTTTGTGCTTTATTCTTTTCAACCCGTATGGATGATAAACTTAAGAAAATAGGAGACTTCTTCGAAACACAAGCCATTCGATTAAACGGAGACCATACGTTCGATATGTTATATGATATGATCCCTGACAGAATTGATAGATTTGTTTTTCTTCCATACCTCCAAGACCTATGGAAATGTTGTGATGAAGCAAATGGATATTGGACATACTTGGAGAAAGAATTCGGTGAACTGTATGCTGAAGAAGGACAACCCGGAGAATTCTATGAAAATGAGCCTTTGTCATTCTTATATAATTTTATTATAAATGAAAAGTCTATTAGAAAAACTGGTGAACTATATAACATAGAGTGGCCGCCTTCAATAGAATACTGCCATCGTGATGATTGGGTAACTGTTGAGGTTACATATCCAACTAAAGATGGACAAGTCGCTACACGTAGCGAATGCATGAAATTCTCTGAATGGGAATACAAATATTTGAGTTCTTTTGAACCCGGAGAAGAAGAAATACCTATTATAGAGGGGACAATTACTAATATTGATATAGAAACAATTCAAAAAAGAAAAGATTTATTCTCGGACTTAATAGCATTTATAGAAGATGATGCGTTCCCATTTAAACAGGAATATAACTGTGCAAGAAAATATACTGAAATGTTAAATGACAAAGTCAATGCTAAACATGATGCAGATGATTGGTTTGATGATTTTTAATGATAATGAAAAGTCAATATGGAATGAACTTCGAAAGTTACACAAAAAAATATTCATGATTAATTATAATCCTTGTCAAATAAAACATCGCCAAGAACTATAAGAATTTGATATTTTTAGGTGTACACATAAAGAAGAATGAATAAATCGTTAATTTTGCAATTCGAAAATAATACGAGAAAATGGACTAACAATTTCAAATTTGGAGCTATTTGTCCTATTGTAGGTAAGAATTCTGTCAAGTATTATATATGGTTACTGTTATGAAGGAGGTGTGTTTATGTCCGAAACCAATGTTCCATATCTTTGCGGTGGGATTTATTTTTCACTAATTATTCAAGCAAAAAAAACACGCACTAAAGCAAGAGATAAATTACAAGGTGGCTCAGATGGATTGAAAGAACCTGATGTAATGAAAGGTTTAGTTGAAGTTGTTACCGGTGATAGCTTTATATCTTCCGAAGGCAAAACATTTAAAAAATGCACTACAGAATTTAAAACCTGCCAAAAATACGGTACCACATACATTCCTTTCACTGAGCCCTCTGTTGTTAGTTCTTTCAATTCTTCCTTAAAAAGAAAAGACCCTGACCTTCTTTGTAGAATGTCAGAGTTTATAAACAGGTTTATAAATGAAATTCGTTCAGAATGGCTTGTAAAAGCACTTGTTGAAGTGATTCAACAAGATGAGGATATTAACTCATCAGAAACTTTTGCTATTTCACAGAAACAAATTGTTTCAAAGAAAGAGTTAAACAACATCCTAGAAGTTGAGCTACCAGTGTTTTTACTTTCTGTATTAGGTTTCATTCTCAACAAACGTCAGGACAATTCAAAAGGACGTCCTACATTTGAGGCTTGGCATATGCAAAACGGACCACAAACTCAATGGAAATATCGAGCTAATATCGGAACATCAAATTTAAACAGAATTAATGTGAAAACGAAAATTGAAGCAATAAAAACCGATAAATCAGATATATTTAAAACTTGCGATACCGAAATGGGCACACCTAGCAAGACAGCAACCGAGAGAATCAGTGACAAATTCTTAGCATCAGGACAAGCTATTGCAGATGTTTTGGGAAAAGCTATAGAAAATCTCGCAGATGAAATGGATAAAAATAGCCCCACTATTCAGAATGAATCCGAAGCATCCGAACAGCCCAAAGATGAGTCTAATACAACCATCATTCAACATCAGACTAATGTGGTTCAAAATGGTGATAATAACATTAACCTGACAAACAATGGAACGATAAACATTAAATTCTAAGAGGATGGCAAATGAACAATAATAAGAATTCAATAATCAATAACTCCACTCCATCTTTGATTCAACAGACGGGTCAAAAGAATTTAAATGTAAACAACCTTCCTGGTGGTAATATTTACTTTAATCAATATCCATCTGTGGAATACGATGATAATGGAGTTCCTTTTACACCAATCAATCATGTGCGTTTTGATAGTCAAAGTGGGATCATTTATCTCGGAAATGAAAAAGTAACTATACCTGTTGAGTTAGTTCAGCCAGAACTTGTTACACCTGAGGAATTACCGTATGTGAATGCTTTATGTAATGTGTATGCAGAAAAACTAGGAATGGCTATTGGAGACATTACACCTGATATGATTTCTTCACTTCCCAAAAACTTACAACGTCATTACTCTTCTCAAAGGAAAGCATACTATCAAGCTGAGTATGTTAAACATGTTGCTAGAGAAACATTTGCAGATGGAATCAGACAGTTTACAGCTTTGAAAGAAGACGCTTATAATGGCATTGAAGATACATATTTTGATGAAGATTACGCAACTGGATATGAACGATTAAAAGCAGTTCTTGATAAGATTACTACTATCACTCTTACCAAGTCTGCATTGATAAATGTTATAGGTCTTATCGGTAATCTCGAAAAGAAAGGTATTTGCCATATTCTGGTGAATGATGAAACAATAAAATCGTGGGTGGATATTA